GGGGGTGGAGGCACTGGGGGTGGCGGTACGGGTGGAGGCACTGGGGGTGGAGGCACTGGGGGTGGAGGCACGGGGCACTGGGAGTATGAAGGCGATGGTGTAGTATGGGTTGAGGATACCCCAACAACTAACCCAACGCCTACGCCTACGCCTACGCCAACACCAACGCCAACGCCTACGCCTACGCCTACGCCTACGCCAACGCCTACGCCTACACCTACGCCAACGCCTACGCCTACGCCTACGCCAACAATTGTAAGACCAACGCCTACTATTAACCCAACGGTTGTAAGACCAACGCCAACGGTTGTAAGACCGACAACAAGACCACCGCTATCATCTGAGCAAATGCTCAGTTTATTGATGCTTCAACTAGGAAATAACCAACAACCTAATGTAGAATCTAAGCCGGACGACCCAAGAAATATTGACTATTATTACGATATAGCGGGACCAAGTATATTTGCTAACAAAGAACAAGAAAAAAAGTACGTTAGCCCTTATAACTATGAACGTTATCCGGAAGCGCAAACGGGGGGGTCAGTAGACGACCTGTTAAATATTATGAAAGGGAACAAATAATGGGCGACGAATCTGATTACGAATTTGATTTTGGTGACTACTTAGGAAGCAACGATTACGAATATGATTTTGGACTCCCGTCCGATTATTTCCAAGATACACCGACTTATGATTTTTCGTCGCTAGATAATTTTAATTATGACGAAGCAGATTTATGGTCGGGGGTTACTGACTATGTAACAGAAATCCCTAACACCGCAACAGTAGGACAGCCGGGGTATGGTTGGAAGTATTATTCAGACGGTACGGCAACTTCCCCCGATGGACAGTATTATAAAGAAGGCAAACTGTTGTATGACCCAGTAGGTAAAAAAGGAAACTTAGTTACACGTCTTGGGGATAAGGCGGTTGATTACTTATCAAAGACGTTTACTAAACCCAATGGTGATGTAGATTATCGTAAAGTATTAGCCGCAGGTGCAGGGTTGTATGGAGCCGTGAAAGCAGGTACTGGGGGACTTAATAGTTTAATAAACGGGACTCCAGAAAAAACTGGATACCAAGGTAAAATACCTACCTACGAAGCCATTCGGCAATATGTTCCAACTAGTCATACCAGCGCGGGGCCGGGAACGCCGGGGCAACGGTACTTTACCAATACTTATTATGCGTCACCAGATAAAGTAGCCGCAGCTAAAACCCGAACAGATACAGAAGCCGCAGGGTTAGCTAGGTTAAATAAAGACATACAAGATGCTAACGCGATGCCTACCACAGCTTATGCTACTGGGGGTATTGCTAAACTAAACACCGGTAAATATTTGCGAGGCGCTACCGATGGTATGGCAGATAAACTACCCGCAACAATTGACAAACACCAACCCGCAGCGTTAAGTCACGGTGAATTTGTTATTCCTGCGGATGTTGTTAGTCATTTAGGTAACGGTAACTCTGACGCTGGGGCACAACGTTTATACACTATGATGGATCGAGTACGTAAAGCCCGCACAGGTAGTACCAAGCAAGGCCGTAAAATAAACCCCGATAAATACCTCGCGTGAGATAACTATGCCTGATACTACTAATAACTCAATTACTGCCCCAGCCGACCCATTAGTGGGTAAACAAACTGGTACAGAATCTTCCTTATCGAACTGGGCTGGCCCGTATGTAACTGATCTATTGGGTAAAGCACAGGCTCTATCTACACAACCCTATCAATCATATTTTGGCCCTTTGTCGGCGGGGCAATCAACCCTACAAGGCAACGCGTTTACTGGGTTGGCAGGGCTTTCAGTACCGACTTCGCAGATGGGGGCATTGACTCCTGAGCGGGCAACAACGCTAATGAACCCGTATATTCAGTCTGTACTTGACCCACAGATTGCAGAGCTTACTCGGCAAAATCAAATTCAAAGATTAAACGATGCGTCGCAATTTACTAAAGCAGGAGCCTACGGTGGGTCACGCCAAGCGGTTGCAGAGGCAGAACGCGATAGAAGTTTAAACCAAAATATTGCAGGTATTACCGGTAACGCGTACAAAAGTGCCTATGACGCCGCGGTCGCGCAGCAAAATCAAATTAACGATTACGGTCTAAGTGCATTGCAAAAACAAGCCGACCTAGGTGCGGTACAACGAGGTATTACTGCGGATGATGTAGCCGCACGAATGAAGCAGTTCCAAGAAGAGCGCGACTATCCGTTCAAGACATTGCAGTTCCAACAGTCAATGTTGCAAGGTTTGCCACTAGAAGCTAAAACTAATACGTATCAACAGCCAAGTACTTTATCCAATGTCGCTGGTATCGCTGGGTTAGTTAATCAGTTGTACGATATTTTCTACCCAAGTGGCGGAACTACAGGTGGAACTACAGGCGGAACTACAGGCGGAACTACAGGCGGAACTACAACCGCACCAGCACCTACACCTACGCCAGCACCGGTGGTTGATAGTCCCCCTGTATATGGTAACGACTAAAAGGATTAATTATGTCGATCTTTAATAAAATCGAAAACCGGGTCGATGCGTATAAGCAAAACCCTCAAGCGTTGCAAAGCCAATACGCACAAAGCGTACAACAAGGACAGCCTGACATTTTTGATTTGATTGCGTTAAATGAAATTAAATCGGAAATGGAAGCCAAAAAACGCGAAATGTTGTTGAAACAAGCCGCACAAGGCAAACAGCCTACAGTCGCTAACCAACTTGCCCAACAGGTAATGGGCATGACCAAAGATGACTTGATGCAACAGCAAGTTGGTAAGATGAAACAAATGGCGCAGCAACAAGCCCAAGCACAAGCGGCCTCGGCACAACAAGCAGCTCCTGAAACTAATACTGATGCAGGGATTCCTTCTTTACCGGCTCCAGATATGATGCCCCCACAAGCTATGGCCTCGGGCGGTATTGTTGCGTTTGGCAAAGGTGGTTCGACTTCTGAAGAAGAACGCCAAAAATTACTAACTGAAATTAGAACACGGTACCAACCTACTCCGGGCGAAGACAACCCACAACTGCAAGACCTTATATCTCGTGCGGGTAGTATGTCTACTAGTCAGCTACGCCAAGTACTTAGTAAAATGCCTCCCCCTAAAACACCGGTATCCCCACCGCCGCCACCACCGCAGCAACAAATACCAATGCAAGCGCAACAACCAATAATGCAAGCGCCACCTCAAACAGGTATTGCTTCGGTACTTCCTCCTAGCTTTAATGATGCAACAACAGCCGCTGTCCAGAAAGCAATGACTGCCGACCCAACTGTATTAGCTACTAGTGAACAAGCGTTAGCAAATGCGGCATATGCTCGTGCGCCAGAAGAAGTTGACCTTGAGAAAAAACAAATAGCTGCTCTTATGGCAGCAGATCAAGCAGCAAGAAATCCAGAACGTCGCAAAAGCGAAGCATTAACTCGTATGTTGTTAGGTGCGGCTGGTAGGTCTGGTTTAGGTTCAATGGCACAAGGCGCAGGATATGCGGGCTTAAACTACATGGCGGAAGAAGAAGCTAAAGACATACAGCGTATGAAAGAACTGCAAGAACGCCAAATGTCACCGTTCAAAACAGACCGTGATATTCGTGGTAAAGCTTTTGGTGCGCGGGAAAAACCGCTAGAATCGGCAATGGCAATGCAACGTCAAGGTATAGCTTCCGCTGCATCTATGACTACAAGTGCACTTGACCGCCAAAATAATGCTCTTATCCATCAGTTAGACCGCGATTCTCAAGCTCGTATTCACCAAATGGACCGAGAGTCTTCCGAACGAATTGCAAAAGCACAAATTGCTGTACAAGCAGAATCAAACAGAATTGCAAATGCCGCCCGCCGTGACCAATTTGTTGAAACTATGCGGGAACGTACCAAGAAAGATACTAACGCTCCTTACTATAAACAACTTGAAAACTATATTGCCCAACAAGCTACAGGGGTTGAATTAAAACCTGCCCAATTAACTGAGATGAAAATTTTGCAAAACACTATAGCTTCAAACATAGAAGAAATTGATAAGCGATTTGATACTATGGCAGCAAATAGTGGTGGGTTTAAAGTAGATTCAAAAAAGTTTAAAGTAACTGAAGTCCCGAAAAAATAATTAAAGGATTGGTATGGCACGGTACCGCGTAGAAGCCCCCAATGGTAAAACCTATGAGGTAGAAGGCCCTGCTGGTGCAAGCAAGGACGAGGTTATCCAAGCTGTACAAGTACAAATCCAGCAACAGGAACGAGCTAGGTACAAACAAGAACGCGAAGATTTTGCTGCTCGTACTCGTGCGGCTATTCCTCCTGAACCAGTTAAAACCACCTTTCTCGGCAATGTAGCTGAATTAGGTAAAGGTGTTATCCCGGGCGCTGTGGGGCTTGGAGAAACTGCTGCCGCAGGTTTGGCTGCGCTCTTACCAGAAGAACAGGAGAAAGCAGTACGCGGTAAAGCCGCCGAAATATCCAAGTCTGTTAGGGATACGTTTGCTCCTGCTGCTGGGTACGAAGATTCTGTTGGGCGAAAGCTGGGCGAAGGTCTGGGTTCTACTTTACCGTTCTTTGCGCTTGGACCATTGGGTCTTGCGGGGCGTGTTGCTGCCGGAGGACTTGGAGCCGCTGCCGGTGCGGGTGAAGCTAGACAATCTGCGGAAGCTAAAGGAGCCACGGGATCAGAACGTCGGTTAGCCACCATTCTCGGCACTCCGGTAGGTTTGTTGGATATGCTTGCCCCCGAAGCTAAAGCATTAGAAAGTATTATTCTTACTGCCCTTAAACGTGGTGGTATCGAAGGTGCTACTGAGGCGGCACAAAAAGTTGCACAGAACCTTATTGCCAAAGGTGTGTACGATCCGAATCAACCTATCTTTGCCGGGTCTGGTGAAGAAGGCGCGTATGGTGCAGGTGTCGGTGCACTGTCTAGTTTGTTACTGGATATGGCACTACCTAAACGCTTCCGGGGTCGTGGTACAACAAAAGAAGAAACTAATAAGACTCCACCAGAAACTACGGGAGTACCAGAAACTGCTTCGCAAGGCGAGTTGTTTACACAAGAAGAAGCACCCGTACCTGCACAACCCGCACCTGCACAAGGTGAGTTATTTACAAAAGAAGAAGCACCCGTACCTGAACAACAAGCACCTGCACAAGCAGAAGCACAACCGGGTCAAGGAGATTTATTTAATCAACCCGCAGCCGAACCTGCTCCACAAACGCAGTTAGAGCTACCACTAGAAACCCCCGCGCAACCTGCACAACCTGCACCTGAACAACCTGCACAACCTGCGCCTGAACAACCTGCGCCTGAACAACCTGCGCCTGAACAACCTGCGCCTGAACAACCTGCGCCTGAACAACCTGCACCTGAACAACCTGCGCCTGAACAACAAGCACCTGCACAACCACAAAAACCAGAGGCCGAGCAGCGTAAAGAAATACTTGATCAGATTGTACAAAACCCAGAAGTTAAAAATATTACTTCGGCATTTACTAAGGCGTTAAAGGAAAACAACCTTACTCCTATGTTTACGCCGAAAGAAGTGTCAGTAATCGTTAAAGCACAGGATTCCCGTTCTAAACAAGCTAAAAAGAAACCTGCACAACCTGCACCCGCGCCAGAACAACAAGCCCCTGCACAACCTGCACCTGAACAACAAGCACCTGAACAACAAGCACCTGAACAACAAGCACCTGCACAACCTGCACCTGCACCAGAACAACCTGCACCTGAACAACAAGCACCTGAACAACAAGCACCTGAACAACCTACGCAACAAGGTATAACCCCCGAACAGATGGATACTATAGGCATTCCCAAAACCGCGCCGATCCGTAACCGTATAGTAAATAAAGACCTTTCGATACCGGAAGACCTTGCCTATGTACAGAAACAATTAGCGACTTTTGCTACTAATACTAAAGTTGCAGCCGATACCCGCGCACGGGTTAATAGTTTCTTGGATACATTTAAAGGAGCCACTGATGTTTCAGCTACCGAATCTGGACCTACCACAACTGGAGTTAGCCCTAGCAGTACTGGGACAGGGGCAGGGGCAGGGGATATACAAAGTACCGGAAGAACTACAGCACCTACAAACACAGGAGTGGGTAGCAATAGGGATGTTGCTGGAAGGACTGATGAAAGAAAAACTGAACAGCCAACTGCACTGAAAGCAGAGAAAAAAGAAGTTAAGAAGGAAACCAAACTTACCGATAAGCCGATTAACGAGCTTACCTACGATGATTGGACTTCTTTAACCGGAAGTATTCAAGGCCCTGCACGGCCTAACGCCGCTAACGAAGATATTTCCGTAGACGATGTAACTATGCTCAGAAAGATGGTTATTAAGATCGTCAAAGACGGAGTGGCTGCTAACAAAACAAGCAAACAAATTGTTGACCAAGTAGAAGCTTTAACTAAAGGCGGTCTGCGGCAAAACGCTATTGATAATATTTACAAGCTTGTAGAGTCGCAGAAGAAAGAATCTAAACCTTCCAAACCTAAAGAAGCCAAGCCGACAGAGAAGAAGGAAGAGAAGCCAAAGGCGGCTAAGAGTCCTATACAGGAACAAGCCATTAAAAACTACATGACAGCGGCTAAGAACGACAAAGCCAAAGCTATCGACTATCTTGCTGCCGATATGTACAACGCTTCGTACCCAGAGAAGAACGAGTACAAAGAACTACGCCGCATATCAAGTGATCTATTGGCTGGCAAAATGCCTAGTGGTATGAAGTTTGGTAAAGAGAACAGCCACGCCACCGGTACAGGCGGTAAGTTTGGTAAAGCATTCTATGAGTCGTTAAGTGAAGCTGACCAAGCGGCGTTAATCAAACGTCTTGAGCACTACTTTGTTACTACAGAATCTAAAGCTAAGAGTACGCTCGAACAAATAAACGCGCAACAAAGATTAGCCCGCGCAAATAAAGAAGCTATTGAAGAACCAGATGAGTTTGATTTACTTGTTAGCGCAAAACTAACTCGTCCGCTACACCCCGCTGCTGTTGATGCGTTGATAGAAGGTAATGTACTCGAAGCCCTACGGATAGTTTCCAACCAGAATCTAGGTCGTGCGTCCGATGTCGCCGCTAAGTTGGCAGGGGTAATGGGTAATACCAAAGTCGAGTTTGTTAAGAACTTGAAGAACGAGTCTGGTCAGCCTGTTGCGGGTATGTATGACCCGAAGACAAACACAATCCGTTTGAACGAAGATACCGGACTCAATGTACACACGTTCCTACATGAGGCAGTCCACGCAGCTACATCGCACATACTTGCAAACAAGTCACATCCTGTTACCAAGCAGTTAACTCAACTCTATAATGATGTTAAGGGTTGGTTAGACACTGCATACGGTGCAACATCTTTGGATGAGTTTGTAGCCGAGGCCATGTCGAACCCTGAGTTCCAAGCCAAACTGCAAGCGATCAATCCTAAAGGCGACAAGATCACTGCATGGCAGCGGTTTGTAAATACTATCGGTAACTTCTTGCGCCGTATGGTCGGCATGGATACTAAGCCATTAGGCTCGGCATTAGATACTACAGACGCTTTGGTTACTTCTATCTTAGCTCCTGCTCCTAATATGCGTAACGCAGGGGTGCTGTATTCGATGTCGGCTACAGGTAACAGTAGCCAAGTGTTTAAAAACATTGATACTTCATTCTTAAACGCACCTAGCATCCAAGAAGGTCTAGATAACGTTCACGAAATACTAACTGGAAAACTACCAAACACAGTAAAAAATCTTGTGCGTTCGACACTTCCATTAAACATATTGGTTGAAGAAGCGCAAAGGTATGTACCAAAAGCTAAACTAGTAGACAAGCTAGTAAACCAACGTTCGGGTAGTGAGAGCTTACGTAATCAATCTATTGAACCTGTTTTGGCTAAAGTAGAAACATGGGCGGGCAAAAACCCCGGCAAACTTGATGCCTTTAATTTCCTAGTGTACGAAAGTACGCTAACGCAGGTTGACCCGACTAAGCCGAGAAAGCTGTACGAAAACAAGACAGACAAAGACGGTAACAAGCTAGATGACGCTTGGGATAATATGCAGGACAGCCTTAAAACTGTCGGCCCAGAAGGTGCGGCGCTGTATAAAACAATGCGAGACACGTACAAGAAGTTGTACGATGAAATTCTACGTATTATTAACGCTCGTATTGACGCTGTTGCAGAAGACAAAGATCGTGCAAAAGTTATTAAGACCGAAATTTATAGCCGCTTGATGGCTCGCGGTGGGCTTGACCCGTACTTCCCGTTAACTCGTGAAGGTGATAAGTGGTTGTCGTACCATGCTAACGGGGAATTACATGTTGAAGCGTTTGAATCAGAACGCGCACGTAAGCGGGCAATGAAAGAATATGAAGCCGCGGGTGCTACTAATTTGCAGAAATTTGCAAACGCATCTAGTATTAATTATAACAACGCACCCCCTACGTCGTTTGTCAATGGCGTACTTAAAACGTTGGAAGCCAACAAAGTAAACCCAGAAGTAACCGAAGAAATTATGCGGTTCTTCTTGACCACGCTCCCAGAAACATCGTTTGCTCAGTCCCTCCAAGCACGTAAAGGCACAGCGGGATATAAGAAAGATGCGGTTCGTGCGTTGCGTATGAAGACCATGAGTATCTCACGTCAGATTGCCAACATGGAATACGGCGCGAAGTTATCCCAACTAAACACTGAGATAGAAGAAGACTTCAAAGCTGCGGGTAGACCTGAAGATGCCGCCCCTTATGTTGAAGAGTTAGCCGAGCGCATAAAGTTTGCTAAAAGCCCACAGATACCTAAGGGGGCAAAACTTGCTAAGTCATTCGGCTTTGTCATGACTCTCGGCTTTAACCCGTCTTCCGCACTAGTTAACATGGCGCAAGTGCCGATGGTGGTAGTACCTTTTCTTGGAGGTAGGTACGGTGCTAAAGCTACAACCCAAGCTATCGCTCACGCTACACGTATTTATACCCAGAGCGGATTTAACCGTGAAGTTAAAACAATTGTGCCTGTTAGTGGGACAGAAAAAACTAAAGTTAATGCTGGGCTTTCTTTAGACAACTACGACTTTGATGCGGCAAGTACCCCTGATGATGTTAAGCAATTAAAAATTTTATCCGAGGTCGCCGGAGATTTAGGGCAACTTAACCGCTCACAAATTTACGACACCTTAGACGTTACTGATCCTAAAAGTGGAATACTAGATCGTATCAATGCTGCGGCTGGGTTTGCTTTTCATCATTGCGAACGTATGAACCGTCAAGTATCGATGATTGCCGCGTACAACCTTGAGTTGGACAGAATGAAAGCCGACGGTCGCAGAATAGACAAATCGGCTATGACTGAAGCAGCGGAAACTGCCATATATTTGACCGAGATGACTAACGGCGGTACGGCAGCAGCAGGTGCGCCTCGGATTGCACAAAGTGGTTTGGGTTCCGTTATGTTCATGTTTAAACGCTACGGCGTCTCTATGAACTACTTGTTATTTAAAACTACTAGGGAAGCATTGCACGGGGCGGATGATAAAACCAGAGTAGCCGCTATGAGCCAAGTCGCAGGTATATACGGAAGCGCCGCGTTGTTAGCTGGTGCACGAGGACTGCCTATGTTTGGCGTACTGGCTATGTTGTACAACCTGTTTAAAGATGATGACGAAGATGATTTTGAAACCGCTACCCGTAAGTTCTTGGGTGAAGGTTTGTACAGCGGAGCAATCAACGCTACTACTGGACTAGATGTTGCGTCTCGTATTGGTCTTAGTGGGTTAATTTTCCGTGATAATAAGTACTCGGACTCTACTTCAGTTATGGCGTCGTTGGTGGAGACGATGGGTGGCCCGGTGTTTGGCGTATGGAGTCGCGTAGAAAGAGGGTTAAAACTTATTTCTGAAGGTAATACTGAGCGTGGGCTAGAAGCAATATTACCTTCAGCAGCGGCTAACCTACTTAAATCCTATCGCTATGCCACCGAAGGTACTACTACATTGCGGGGTGACCCTATCACTGGGGATATAAGCTCGTGGAACGTATTTGCTCAGGCATTTGGTTTTGCTCCTGCCGAATACACTCAGCAACTTGAAATTAACGCAATTAAAAAAGGCATAGATAAAGCAACTATTGAAAAGAAAACTAAACTGCTACGACGGTTTTATGTGGAAACACGTTTTAGTGATACCAACGCAGCCCGAGAAACCATGCAAGAGTTAATAAAACTACAGCAGAAACACCCCGGACTAGGTATATCTGCGAAAACTATTATCGCCTCAATGAAACAACACATGCGTACTTCAGCAACTATGTACCACGGTATTACGTTAAGTAAAGGTATGCGAAACGAGTTGTTACGGGACGTTCGTGAGTTTGATGAAGGCTATGGTGGGATTGACAATCCGTTTGACGATGACGATGACGAAGAGTAAAAAAACCCCGGCGTTAAGCCGGGGAAAGTCCTCGGAGAGAGGAGAAAGAGAAGATTGATGGAGTTACCCATCGGTTTAATCGTATCACAAAACCCGCCAGAACCGCATCCCCAATTTACCTGATTCAATTCGTTCCCAACCCACAACAATAAAACCACGCCGCTCGGCTTCTTTTGTCACTTGCTTACGCAGCTTGGTCAGGTTTACTGCGGGAACAAAAACGGATGCCCCTATGACGAGATCATGCCACGCCACAAAAATAGGAATCCCGTCAGGTTGGATCGGAGACAATGATTGGTAACTCGTCATCACTAAACTCAGTACAATCAAGCACCCAGACATCTGCGGAAGGTAGGTTCATGTTAGTACCTTTACCCATACGTATCTTCTTAGACACGGTTCGGGTCTTACCTTCCTTCAAACCATTAATCAATGCCGAATAGTTATGCTGATTACGGACACACCACTGTCTCAACGGTTTCGGCAATAAGTACATCTTCTTAACGTCGTACTCGTACCGTGCGACTAGCGACATTCTCGGCGTTGCATCTGGCACAATAAGATGTTCTAGTGCATCATTGTTACCCCGGGCGTCGTCGGTACTACGAATACGCAATACGTTGTTGTAGTTCTCGGACAGATAGCTGGCTAAAAGGTCTTCAACTGTACCACTCATAGTGGCTAACTCTGCTTTCGCCGTGATCAGTACATCAATAATCCACGCCACAATCGCTTGAATATCAAAATCAATTAAGCCAACTCGTTTGGCTATGGTCAACCCTGTAATGCTCGATGCTGCCTGAACTGACCAGAACCGATGCGGCTGAGACAAACCCGCTGCTAAATCAATACGTCTTTGGGTATCTTTAAATAGCTCATTAACTTCTGCTAGGTTTTGGATTACATACTGCATGTACGGTATACACGCATGACCATAGTGCTGAGTAATTGCAACACTCAAATCATCTGTTTCGGCTTTGTTATCAAACTTATGTGGCTCAACTCGGTATTCAAGTACGCGACCCGCTTCCGCTTTTGGTACAGCTTTATACAAGCTAACCCGCTCTAACAAACTAGTGTTACCTGTACTGACTCCATTAGTGTGCCACGGTGCTCCACGGAATCTTTCTTCGTTGCCTTTACCGGACATACGGTTCTTCTGCAAACCGCCAGTAATCTGGTACATCATATCGCTTGCGTCTTTAGGTTCAATATTGGTTAACTCGTCGAACACAGCAAAGACGTTCTTCAACATCTCCAGCCGGTTCATCTTTGAGTTCGGTGTATCTTGTTCCTGCATGATTAGCTGATCAGGATTACCCCAAATACCCAACGCTGCTTTCGATGCTGTAGTTTTACCCACGCCTGTATCTTTACTATACATATGAAACAGACTAGCATTGATCGGCGTAAACGCCACAAGCGGAGAACCAAAGCTCAACCCAATGACGTATTGATGAAGCTCCATCTTAGGTCGGTTGTAGAACCCCATGATGGTACGCCAACCTTCAATAGTTCCTTTGCTTTGGAACGCCGAAAACAATGTGGAAGTAGATTTTGATGGCGGGTTTATATCTACACGGTCACCACGAATATCTTTCTCACCAACAATAAACGCTATCTTACGGTCATCCGACCAACCAAATTGACGATGGGCTAAATCGGCGGCAGTTGTAGCTTGCAGCTTGTTCACCCATGAATTTGTATACGACATAAGTTCTCCCATATCTAACACCGCAACCCCTTTTGGGGCGACACTTTTTCTAAACTCATCCTTAGACAACAAGTTAACCAGAGGTACAGTAAACTCTCTTACCCCGTCTTTCGGTAGATGCAAACGCATAACAACTGACTCACCTACGTCTGGGTCGTTCAAGCGCCGTGTGATGTACATATCATTGTGGTACACCGCTACTTCAATAGGGTCGCCTTCTTTGTCTTTGGCTTTCTTAAACACTCCCCCTGCCTTACCGCGAAAGTATGGGGCTGGGTACTGCGGAATTACGTACGTCTGTAGTGGTATCTCAATATCTATTTCTGGGCGGTCTTGAACAATATTATCCTCGCCACTCGCCTCTTGAACTTCACGCCCAAGCACAATCGGACTACCAAACTTACCTTTGAATGGACAATCGCCACACACTCCGGGGTTATACTCATCGAACGTTGTGCACCGGTACGGCCCTTTGATTGATGCTACACGTTTCTCAGTTGTTGTTGGGTTGTAGTCAGGATGCCCCGACGATAACTTATGTATTGCCTTCTCACCATCCGTACAAAACTTAGCCACCGACAACGCGGCGATCCATAACGAGTACCCAATACTGGCTCTATTAGTGAACGCATAGCCTAGCTGTGCACATCCCTTACCTGCTACCGTCTTCTGCATAATCAGCTTGAACGAATTACTATAGCTACCTGCTAACGCATTAGTAACGTCATCCATTACATTCGGCACAAACCTACTGCTGCTAACAGTAACGTCTTCAAAGCATTCTGCAAATCTTTCTAGCAATACTGAAGGCGCAAGCTCTCCTACAATACCTACATTTGACGGTGGGGCATCTTTAAAGTTAAGCGTCTCAGGTACTCGTAAGATACGTGCTGCATCCGCCGGAACCGAGGGGTCAATTATTAAACCGTTTTGTTTACATGCTTCTTTAAGTTTTTCTGCTACTGGATACCAATCGTCTACCGATATAGCTTCAGTCAAAGGCCAGTACGCATGAATACCTCTACCGGAATTAACCAGTGTAGGTTTAGGTAAGGACATTAACTTACAGAACTTACGTAACTCGGCAAGCCCGGTTGCTTGATCTATGTACCCTTCAATAACACCTTTGTCGTTGGGCACTGCCTTAGTCGGGCCGCAATCAATATCTAAGTAGAATGCTTTCTTGTGTTTTACATTTGCAGCCTTACTCGATTTATCAGTTTCAAACGTAGCCGTAGAAAAGTACGCATCGAACCCTTCCAACGGAATATTCTTTGCACGTTCATACGCTTCCTCAATCGAGGAGTGTAACTTCCGCACTGTTACTTCAGTAGCTATATCTATACTGATAGTGCAGTAGTAACCTTCATCGCTCAGGACTGACTTTAAAAATTCTATTGTTTGCATGTCCGTCCAGAGAAAGAAAAGGTGAGGAACTATGTTGGTAACATAGTTCCCCCGAAAGATTAATCGTCCCAGTTATCTACCAGATTCGCCAACTCAGGTGCTGGCTCTGATGACTTCTTTGACGCGGCTTTCTTTGGCTCTTCTACTTTCTCTGCTTCGACTTTCGGTGCTTTCGGTGCTTTCGGCGCGGGGGCAAACTCTTCCTCGCTACCTTCTTCCTTAGCTTTCGGTGGAGTAACAATAAACTCTACCGCTTTCTTGGCATCAGCAGAATCCTTCACCGCCTTGACTGCTTCAAACTCGTCTTCAGTAATAGGACGTACTGGCTTGAAGAACAGCTTAGGTGTTGGGCTGTTAATATCAAAACGCATCTCAGTAACTACGCCGACTACTGGGGTGTTGTGTGCTTTCAAGTGGCGACCATAGGCTTGCAGAGGCAACTTACCCTTCTCACCTTCACCAAACACCGACGTAGCGGGCAGAATAACTTGTGCAACTTTATGCAGATCAGTCTCACCTTCTACCAACACGGCAATACGTTGTTGATAGCGACAGGCTCGCCCTTCACCTTGACCAGAACCTTTGATGTTCTGTTTGCAGTCCATACAACGTGCAGATTGTTTTTGATCCGCAGGTACAGTATCAGCAGGAGTTTGGCTATCTAGCGACCAACAAGTAGGTGATGCATTTTGCCCTTCAACATACATGCCTGAGTAAAACGAACGATAAACATTCGGTGCGGCTTTGACAATGATGACATTCATCGCACGTTCTTCACTAACACGTACTTCTTTGTTGCCCATCATCTCGCGGAACGCGCCGCCTTTAATAGAAATACGGTACTGCCCAAGATCACCGCTACCACCTGCAATAGAGTTAGTTGCATCGTCTTGTAGTTCTTTCAAATAGGCGGGAACGCCGCCTTTAAACAGAGTCATATCACTCATGTTATCTTCTCCTAAATATCTTCATCGGGGTTAAAATCCAACTCTAATTGGTTGGGGTTGGGGGTTACTACTTTTGGTTCAACTTCTTGCGGCGTATCGTTACGCAACACAGCCTCAACCTCAGGAAGTCTGAAGCGGTACGTGCTACCCAACTTTAGGTATGTGCTAGGCGGGATACTCTCGCTTCTGATCCAACCACGTACGGTCGATACAGACACATTAAAATATTTTGCTACCTCAATGATTGTTACGTAATGTGGTTCCATTAGTTTTTCCTTACTGTAATAACGTATTCACTATCGACGTTTAGTCCGGGGGGCAACTTGTCCGGATTCTGGTCTAAAAATTCTTGTATGTTCCCTTGATGTAGTCGCTTCTCGTACACTTCAGGTATGTTGTTCTCAACTACAAACCTACCCATAGACTCCCAATCGTTTGTCCAATAGCGGCGTTTGATAGTGCGATAAAACAAACCAGATTCAGTACGAACACTCTCTACATTTTTAGTCTTGCAGTGATCAGCTAAAGCGCGTTTAACCTGCTCCATCTGATTCTCTATGCTACTTAATTTTTCATTGTATTCGGCGTTAATTGCGTCTCGTGCTTTACGCATCTTTATGTATACACGAACTAATTTATCCACCGGAATTTCGGGGCTTTCGTTTTCCATCTTCTCTTCTCCCTATTTGTTGGGGTTTGTAATTTAATGCTACTTATTGCCTTAGTCAAGCAATTCTTTGTAAAGGTCTACAATTTTTGTGTGTATATCAATTTTGCTGTCTAGTATTTTATAAACATGTTTTTCTGCATTAGAACCTTGTAGGTGAATAACTACTGAAGGGTGTCGTTGACCCGGCCTATGCACACGTGCATTAGCTTGTGCGTATGTCTCTAATGAACTTGTCGGCCCCCACCACACAACAGTGTCAGCAGCAGTCAACGTAACTCCATGTGCAGCAGACTGTGGTTGTATTACAAGGACTCGCGGCTCAGGTGTTTCTTGAAATCGTTTAAAGATGTCGGTACGTTTTGCTGCGGATACATCACCACGAATTATCTCTGCGCTAAAACCGTCTTCGATTAGCTTGGCAGTAACTAAATCAATCGCATGTTTGAACGGTACGAATACAAGGACTTTGTTGTTCGCTTCTTCGATGACTTCTTTCAACACAGCGTAACGATTTTTAATATCGAATTCAATAGTTTCTTTGTTGTCTGCGTATACTGCACCGCAAGATATTTGCAATAGTTTATTAAGATTGACCGCGGCATTCACAGCAGTTATTTCTTCCCCCGCTGCTTCCATGACCATACGGTTCTTCATCATCGTATAATATTTTTGTTGTTGACTAGTAAGCTGTACTTCCCGGTTAACGTAGGTCATCTCAGGTAAGTCAAGACACTCCTCTTTAGTAAACCTGATGGCGGGTTGTAGTGCATCGAATACAGTTTGCAGCGCAGTCGGCTTTGGAATCCATCTAAACTGACCCACCTTGTACATCACCATGTCTTTAAACGCCGTAGCAAAACGTGGCACACCAGTAGGATTTACTAACTTAGCCAACCCATACGCATCTACTGGCGATTGCGCCGCAGGTGTACCTGTTAACATCCACAACCACGTATCCGGCTTGATCAAACGATTCAAAGTCTTCCACCGTACCGTCTGCGCGTTCTTGTATGCGTTAGCCTCGTCTACAACAATAAGATCGAACCCACCGCTTTCAATCACGTCCGATACAATCTCAACACCGTCGTAGTTAATAATGACAAACTCGGCAGTGCTTTGTATTATTTCTCTGCGTTTATCCGCCGCGCCGTATGCAATATCTACAGAGCGGTGCATCGCAAACTTAAACAAGTCAGCCCGCCACGCCGAATCCATAATCGACAACGGACAAATTACTAAGACACGTCTAACTTTCTTTTGCTTCATCAAATAATCCGCAGCCCATATAACGCTGCCTGTCTTACCTGTACCCTGCTCATTTAAACAGAACGCCCTCTTGTGTAGCGTTAAGAACGATGCGGTTGTTTTCTGGTGATCGAATGGTTTATAAAGGCCGGGCCAGTTGTATTGCGAAAGTATAGGGCTTGGTACATTCCTAATCTTTAAATTCTTGAGTACCTGAGCTTCGTCTAATCCCCAATGCACTAAGACTTTGTTGTCTCCAAGCGACTTACTCTTCGGTATGATTGCTGTGACTTTTTCGGGGTCACGTAGCTGTAGTAGTAAGGCTTTGTTTTCTATTATTTGCATAAATTTAAAGAAAGAGAAATAGGCAGAACTAGGTGTCTAGTTCTGCCCAAGTACAACAGTAAAGTCCCAACATGTGTTGATTCCCGCGTAGGTGTCGCGTGTCAACTGGTACGGTTATAGGGTTTCAAAATATCTAAACGCCCCCGACTACCCACTCGTACCTTACGATAGTCGTATTAGTTTGCAAGGAGCATCGAAACTACCAAGCAATTTCTAATTTAATCTTAATTCAAACCTACGTCAACAACTATTTTGCTTTTTTGTGTCCGTTACGCGCACGATTTTTTGTCGGCGATTCTAAGTAGTACCCATCTTTATTACTGCCGCCCTTTGCTAGTGCTTTGACGTGGGACACGTCCTTGCCTGTGCGGTCTACACCCTTCTTGTCTAACGCTCTACGCGCACGTTGGCGCTCCATGCGATCAGGTGTCTCACCACGCTTTTGCTGCATTTCGTATTCATGTTTGTACGGTCTTGGACTTTTTGTATAAGGCATTATGCTCTCCCATTGTGGGAACAACTTGTCACCGAACAATGCTTCTTACACAGCCCGCTCGGCTTTGGGTTCCACACGTCGTTATCGTATGCAATCTTAATTCTACTATGCGACTTAACCCATTTAGACCACAGCATGTCTTGGTTCGTTGCGTCGTAGCTACCCTTGATAAAGGCATTACACACCACAAACAACAATCCCCCCTTGACTTTCTTAATTTCCGGGAAATGTTTGAACACACATAATGCCATAAGTTCTAATTGGTCAGGGTCTGCGTACTTGGCAGACTTACCTGTTTTATAATCTATAACCCGCGCTTCGCCCTTCTCTCTGTCTAGTATCAACAAGTCAGCGATCCCCCTAAACCAAACGTTCTCGGCATCAAAGGCGCACGGCTGCAAGTCTTCCGTAATACCCATCTCGTACTCACATAGCTTCTCGCCGTTAATCTGCTTCAGATTGTCAAGCACTGGTTTCGCAAAAGCAAATGCGGGAATCAACGGAACATCGCTCTTTATGTAATTTTCCGCAGACTCATGGAATCTCGTGCCGTACAGCATGGCTTCAGTCTCAGGCTCAACAATATCCTTTAATACCCTAAGGTGAAAGTATTTACGAGGGCACTGCTCAAACAACTTGATGCCGCTGTACGACCACTTGATTGTCAACGCGCTCTCCCTAATAATGACCTAGCTCCAGATTGCCCATGCTCAAACCTAGCGGATCGGGCTGCTGCGTAGGCATCATATACTTTCTGATAGTACTTGTGAGTATGTACCTGCCGTGCTTCTATGCGCCAAAGATTAGGCTCTGTGTCCGCACAGTAATCGGGATATATACTTAGTAACTCCGCAAGTACATCTTGCTTCGCCACATTTATATACTCAGGGGTAAACATAGCCCACGATCTAACCAATCCTTTGCGGTGTTGGATCAGCGGGTGTAAGTACACTTTACTTTGTGAGGCTTCAGGAATATCCCCTAGCAACAACAGCCCTCTGACAGGATGCGAGTCAAATGAATCCGCAAAGTTTGGCAACACACCACCATAGTCATGTAACCGTACTTGCCAATCAAAATCCTTTACCAAACCATCCGGATCACCTTTGATCTCAACGTATACATCCCCTTGCTCACCACCGTCCGCAGTCCAACGCCGACCTCCGTATCCGGTCAGCACAAAGTCGGGTAAGTATCTGTCCCCATAGGATGTCTCGTACCCTTCAGATTCGTACTTCCATTGAATACCTAACGTATCAAAGAACACCGCCCACCTAGCTTCTAGGCGTGAACGAAAGTGATACCCTTTGTACTCCGTCTCTATCGCTTGTATCCGGCTCATTAGCAAGCTCCGTAGCTTTTACCCGCTCCGCTTTCACAGTTAACAGGTAACCCCGCAGCCCAATCGGGCGTCCAACGCATACAGTCTTCAACATACTGACGCGCCTCGTCTAACTCCTTGTCCAACACCACACATGCTATCGCATCATGTACCGTCAACACAACCTTATATTTCTTAGAGATACGTAGCATCTGCTCACCAATGATGCACCGTGCAATGCCTTGACACACATTCTCTATGGTTTTTCCGCCGTAAATACGTGTTCTTCCCCTGCGCGTTTTATACGTGAACTCTACGCCGTTTTCCCCGGCTTCTGGTTTAAGGTCATCATACCTTAACAACAAACCACTTGGCATCATAATTCCACATTCTTTAGGAATTACTTTAAGTACCCCACCACGACCTATTACTGCGGGTTCGCCCCTAGACAGGTGGGTGATTGCTTGTTGGGCTTGCTTCCACAGCATAGTAATTTTTGGGTATGTTCTACGGTAAACATCAACGATCCTACGGGCCTCCTCAAGTGATATAGTTACCCCAAACGTTTTAAGCTGCGCTTGGAACTTGACCGCCCCCATGCCGTACCCCGCGCCGAGAATGGTGGTCTTACCCACAAACCGCTCGTCTTTAGTAATATCCTCGACCTTCTTGCCGTAAATCGCACTAGCCATTATCCGGTACACATCTTCACCTTTGGCAAACGCCGCAACCAAATCATCTTGACCCGCCAACCACGCCAACACCCGCGCCTCAATTTGAGAGGAATCGGCATCGATCATCGTGTACCCCGCAGGGGCTTTAATCGCCATCTTTAATCTACCCGCGTTGTCCCCTCGGCTCGGCAAGTTTTGTAGGTTGATCTTGTCATCCCCGCCCCACCGTCCGGTATGTGCGGCATAGTATTTAACAGGAACCGGCAACGTTCCACGTGAAGCAATACCTATAAATCTATCTGTACGTGTTTCCTCTAGGGTACTCTTGACCCCCAACCTCGCCGCTACTAGGGCTTGTACTTCGTCGTTCGGGTGCTCTGCCAACGCCTTAAATTCTTCGTCATTCTTTGCCAACGCGAGTGTTTCCTTTCCAGTTGTTGCGCTGATTTTTACTGGTGGCTCAATTCCTAACTTAGATAGAGCTTCTGCGAACTTGTTATTAGATAGCAATACTTCTTGTGCCTCATGCCGTGGAATCTTTAACTTGTCGTACAAGGCTTCTTTCTTATTAAAGATGTCGGCTTTATGCTGATGCAATAGGGGTATGTCCAAACGCAATACTGGCTCGGTGAACATCCTAAGTGTTAGGTTAATAAGGTGTAACTCTTTCTTCGGAAACCCGGGTAGCATCTTGTTGAACAAGCTATAAGTTAGCTCCACGTCATTGATACAGTAGTCTCCGTAGTCCGATAGCTGTTGATCAGTAAAGTCCCACTGACGTAAACCCATCGCCCACTTAGTAGCGTCACCCTTTTGACCCAGACCATACCGTTCAGCTAACACGCCAAGCGACCCGCCAACCTCGACCCCATGAATGGCTCGACCCATACACAAGGTATCCATCCAGAACTTAGGCTTGATGTCAAAGTGCCAGTTAAGTATCGCCCCATCAAACATAGCGTTATGTGCTAATGCGACAGAGTTCTCCCAATCGAATTTGTCTAGCCACTTCTTTAGTTGTTGTGGCGTACCCGATGCCCACTCAGCAGGTTCAGTACCATCCTTAACCGCTACACCGATAACGTGAAACTCTGGATCACGTATGTACTCTTCTGTTGTTTGCTTTGCAAAACCTACGTCCTTACTAAAGTAAGTTTCAAAGTCAATAGTTATTAGTTTCAAGCGTTCTTCTCCTATCGTATTATTTCTACTTCGCTTTCGGTTTCAATCCACACCCTAGCCCCGCATGACAACGGCTTATCAGGTGAGTACACAATCTTGCTGTCGCCTTTAACAAATACTTCATGCGCGTAGTCGTTGGACTTGTAGGTCTTCACTGTTAGCACAGGTTCTTTCTGCTCACTGTTTATGTTCGAGCGTATCTTATGTTGGTTGACATGAATTATTGTTTTCATGATGTATCTTTCAAGTAATTCATAAGTTCTGCATTTAGTTTTGCTTGTGCCCATTTCTGCGGGCCACATAACTGCATCAACGCTAAAGAGAATTGCACAAAATTCTGTAACTTCTCTAACTCTTGCTCGTCCACTTCACCCTTGCGTATGCTCTCTATTACTTGATGCACACCAATCCGGTTACCATTAATCACCGCCTCCCAATCAAAGTCAATCTTCTTTTGTTTCGGCATTCTTTTCTTCCGCTTCTAATACACGCAAATCATTAGCAACATCAGACACACCATGCCAATCACCTCTAGTTATCATTACCTGTAAGTATGCAATTAAAATTTTACGTTGTGTTTCGTAGTTAGTGTAGTCAGTCATGTGTTCTTCTCCTTTAGTAGAGCTTGTACCATACGACCTAGGCTGTATTTAAAACCTTCATGAGGTTGCGCGTAAATCATTAACATTTCATCATCCGTAAGATCAACCCACGCTCGTGCGGATTCTGCTTCTTTTGTGTCCGATATTTGTATATTCTTTTCGGACGTGTGGATTTCTTCAGGCTGCGTATAGTTCGGCTTGCCACCTGAATACGTCTTTACCGCTTGACCTTCAAACAATTTATCTCTTAACTCATCTCGTTGCGCTTTAATGCAAGCGGGTCGGTCGCAGTAGTATCCGCAGCTATGTATGTCTGTGTCACTCATTTGCACCCCTCCAATAAAGCCAACTGCGACTAGGTTGGCAAAGCGTTTAAGCTCATTAACAGTTTTGTCCCAACCTTCTGGACTCCAACCGTTAGCTTTTTCGTACATGCGGATAATGTCTTCTTCATTCATCCCCGCCCCCGCAACTCTTCATCTACTTTGAACTCTTTTGTTGTTTGTGTGTCAGGTACTTTCCTAGCTTTCATCATGGAATCTGCAAGTGCGTATGCAAATTCAGCTAAGTCTTGGTTATGTAAAGCACCACCACCGCTCTCAGCAAGCATTCCTTGCATAGCCTTCGCCGCAAAGTAATCACGTAACTCCATACCTTCACTTCTAAAATTTGGAAATGCTCTCATCATATCCTCCGTTGACAAACAAACGCCTCGTGATTTACACGAAAGGCTCCTGAGTATTTACAGTCACCAACTACCTTACCTTCGACCTGCACCTGTCCTATGTATATACCAACAAAGAACATAATCACCGCCGCCAACGACTTCGCCCACACGTTGTTAATCCATGTGAGTATTTGTTTGTAATCAAAAGTTTCTACCATTAAGTTGTCATCCTAAGAAATACATAAGCGCTCCCACCAGCGCGACACAGAATCCCACACCACATAGGAACCCACCAATAAAACAAAACGCAGTAAAAGTTTCCATCACCTACCCCTTCGTTCGTACGCTCGCATCTTTTTCTCTGTGGCGTCACGCCCTACACGTTTCCATAAGTGCGCTTGTTTCGGCACTGCACCTGCGGCTAACAACGTAGTAGCATAATAAGTGGTGATATTCCAGTGACCGTACCCGGGGCCGACGTAATGAAAAGAATCACTATAATGTGGTAGGTAAGTAACCCCATCTAATTCGTACACCGTGTAATTCTCTTTTTCTGCTAAATCGTACGATGCCATTAGAATCCTTTAAACGCTATAAAAAACGAATTAACAATAATGAAGCACACCATTACCCAAAGGATCACTTCGCTAATATGAGTTTCTGTACGTTCATAATCACCTAGCAACAACATCTGGGTATACTGCTCTTCCTCGGTAAAATCTCTGTTATGTATATTAGGTTGGTAATGTGCGCCTATCTTGGGCGGCTCTTCTCGAATGAACTGACCATCACGTAACATCTTTGCTCCTTTCCTCTTTGGCTTGTTTTATATCCTCCGCGCTGCGTCTTGCCTCAACAACTTTTGCTGTCAAGTATCTGCGTATGCGCTGCGCTTGCTCTTGGGTGTACATCTTGCTACTTCTCTCTCGCTTGCCTACCGATACTTTTACTATGTTCTTTCTCATTTCTTGCTATCCTAACTTTTGCTATTGCGCGTAGTCGTTTGTGATCTGCTTGTGCTTTATCGTACATACGGTTATGCCGACCATATATCTCTTCAAGTCGTTCCTTGGGTGTTAGCTTTTGCATCCCGCTTCTCCTTAACTGTTTCGGCTAAGTATTGGCGTACCCTATTGGCTTCTTGTTTAGCGTAACCTCTAAGATGTTCTATTATGGAATCATTCATACCGCCTTCTATTATCGTAGGTAAGTCTCTGATTATTAATCTACGTACGTCAAGCATATCTATCCTCCTCACTCAACTCCTCCGTTAACCTTCTCGTTCTAAGCCTATCCAATAACATTTCACGCCTCCTCTTTGCTGTCTCGGCAGGTGTCTCGTATGATCTTTGAAACTCCTCGTTTAATATACTCAAGGCTTCCGTTATCATTTGTGAGCTAGAAAGTAACTTAGTAGGCATCTTCACTTGGCTAACCATCTACGTACCCTCGCCACTAATGTATTCCACAAACCGATAGGTGGTGTTTCTTCAATGCCGAATGGTCTCTGCGGCTTCGGTGGTATTTGTACAGGTTGCTCTCGGGAAGGTATGTACATTAGTGGCGTAGGTAGTGGCTGCATGACGGTATATTTCGGTGGGCGACCGCGCCGCTTCTCGCTGCTCGTAGGCACTGGTTTCGCTAAAGGGTCGGAAGGTGGCGACGTGCGGAGGTGAGGAGACAAACCATCTTGCTTCATCTGCCCTCTAACTACATACACGTAGTTTATTGACACGCCTAACTTTCGAGCGATCTCTGCTGGTGTAAGTGTGCTTTGCTTAGTTAACTTCTTAATCTGTGTTGCCTTAGATTTCTTGTGCGTCTTACGTTTATGCATGGTAACCATGTTGTCTTCTCTCTTAATTAATTTCTTATACCGAGGTATAAGGTTTCTGATAAATCATCCACGTTGGTTTCGTCTATTACTAGACTACGTCCACCTGCTCTCTCTATATCTCGTAGGTTCTTCTCTTGTAGTGGGGTCGGCTTACCGCCATTAGCTTTGCACTCGATACCAATAAACCGACCGTCCAAACAAACGAGAAAGTCAGGCGCACCTGAGTTCCCATACCCGCTCGTGACAGGCATAGAATAGTATGCGCCCAACTCGTCTAAGCACTTACGTACTTTGATCTTTACTTTCTTTTCCGGTGTTGCTGCCATCGTCTAGGTATATCCAAAAGATAGATTCACTGATACGCCTACCAATACCTTCTACTTCTTTCTTGTTAGGCTCATCCGCATCAAGCAACATCAACGCCGCAAGTTTTAACTGCATCCAATCGGGTAACTCATCAGCGTTTTCGTATGTGTCTTTGATAGTTATAACCATACCAGATTGAACAGGCCACATCATTGTATTTATTGATCGATCTTGGTTTATCGATAGTCTTACTGTTGGTGTATCTATTGCCATATGTATCTGTTCTTCCATTTCCTCCAACGGTGTGCGGATGACTATAAGATCATCTAAAAACAAATCATTAGTTATAATGATCTCGGCTGAACTGAGTACTTCTATTGGCTTACCTAGTTTTGGGTCATTCATATATATCCTCGATGCGTTAATCTTTCTGTTTGCTAAATAGGCTTCGCGTTTGTGCATTGCGTACAGTCTTACGTTGTCATCCCACCTTGTACTCATCGCTCCACCCAGAACGAACGCTCAGTCGCACGTTGACCTACACCCTCGATGTATTGGTGCGTATCAACCAACATCAACGCAGCGACCTTCGCCTTAATATCATCTGGCAAGTCATCAACATTCATTACCTTGAATGTATCTTCAAAGAAATCATCATGCATTGGGTTCTTACCTTTAGGGTCTTTACACGTAGCAACGTCTGCCATTTGCATGTTACCCACCGTACGTATAGTGATGAAGTACGAACGTGTTTGCTTTTGCGTTAGCTCCTTCATGCGTTGGAACTTAGTCACAATATCCTTCGCATGTAGTTGGAAATGCACCGTACTAAATTCCACACCTTTGTTCACAAGGTTTTCTAACTCGCTTGCTAATGCGTGGTAACCTCTTATTGGGTCTATCTCTCGCTCAAAATCCCGGTTAGCAACGTAGCGTTTACTATCCAACGCCTCCTTGAATGTAGGGAACGCAGCAACCACCAACTCAGCAGGTGAGTACGGTAACAAGTAACGCAGCGCATTCTTCAATGCTTTGTCGATGTCTCTCGTGAACACACGATGATACTGATCACGATACTCACCATACTTTTCATTCATAATCTTGCGGCTCTCGACCATGAACTCTGGTACGTCGTTGTTGGAATTAGAATTCATGCCATAGTAGCCATGACCTATACGTCCTAACACGTAATCACAATCATCAACGTAGACCAACACATCCGTCACCAACAAGTCTTGCCTGTTTACATTGTTGTAGCTTGCGTTGCAATGGAACTTCACCTTCGGAAACTTAGCACGTAACTTAGTACACAAATCGTACAGTTGTGTTTTCATTGGTATGCCATCGAGGATAGCTGTACCTGCATCTACCGTACTTGGTACTTCGAGTTTACCCATTGCTGCTACTGATATGTGAGAATACCTTGCCATAATAATCACCTATAAAAATTAAATTAAACACCAATAATAAAAAGTACCGCGATACAACCAAAACAGAATAGCATTACGTAATCATCAATGTCCATGCTTGACCCCCTTCCCCTCCCTCATCAACTTCATTTGTCGTAACAGCTTTGCGTATATACTACGATGCGCTACATCGTACTTGCGGTATCGGGGGATCATTGTAATTTCTCCTTGTTTGCTAACATGTCATACATCTGATCCGCCACCTCAATAAACCTACCAATAGCTTCTTCCTTACTCACACCATCGGCGTAGCATCCAGTAACAAACAGCCGCGCTAGTACATACATCATCTGGTGCGGGTTCAACTCTGTCTTACGTAAGTTAAACATAATTTCCAACGCCGCTTCCTGCATCACATCTTTATTCATCTCATTCTCCTAAGTTCTTATACCGTGGTATAAGGTTTTGATTAGTCAATCTCTACGTGTACGGTATGTCCGAACGGTGCAGTCGTGTTCGGGTTACCAACGATTACCCACAGGGTAGGCACAGACCACTCACCCCAATCACCACCAAGGTAGCCATCGGTTATGATGATCACACCCTGCGGTGTTATAGCTTTCTCACGCAGGTAGTCAGACACACAATTAACGTATGTCCCACCACCACCTTTAGGTTTAGTAGACTGCAACATGTTCTGGTAATCACCCTGCTCGTAGTACTCATCCCCGCACACCTCGGTGTCCCAGTACAGCAGACGAATCCCCGCCGGATTAACGGAATCGGCAATGTTTGCCACCTCGCCTAGTATCTGCGCGATCTCGTTAGCGCCAATAGACCCTGACATATCGTTAGCAATAACAAGTTCACCTACTACATCCGATATACCACTAGGCATGACCATGTTGTATCCCAAGTACCTACGGTTAGGCTTAGACCACGTAGAGTAATCACTACCTGCACACGTATCACATACCCACTCACGCAAGGCAGCTTTGTAGTCCACCTTACTAGCAAGTATGTCCTCGATCAGACGCGCACCACCTGACCCATTCTTACCTGCAAGTAACGCACCTTGACGTAGTGCTTGGTCGATAGCTTGTTCGAGTTCTTTCTTCTCGGCCTCGTCCATCTCCTCCGCACCATCCCAATCATGATCATCCATAGACCCTTGACCTTGACCCTGACCATTCTCATCACTACTGGGTAACAACTTAAACACAGCATCGGCATCCATACCTTTGTACTTGGCATCGTACAAACCCATACTAGGCATAGTGATGAACCCCTTACCTGCATCGTAGTCGATCAACATACCGTTGATAACATAGTCACACGCTCGGTTACACCTATCCGCGTCCAGCTTGTTCAAGTAGTCATACGTGGTTAGATGTTTCAACAAGATATGAAACACCTCGTGCAGTACAAGGAAGCGTAGCTCTGCATCGTTAAGCGTAGCCACAAAGTCGTCCAGATACCACGTATGTTTACCGTTAGTCGCAGCAGTACGTATACGCTTCGGGTTATCCTTAGTGACCACCGTATGATCACCAATCATTAACAACCCATTGATACCATCGTAATCGGTGTTGCCCATAACAGCAGCCACAGCTTTCAGTACACGATCACGTGGCGCGATCTCTTTACCAATCATTAACATAAGTCACCTATTAAAAAGTTATACTGCGGTATAAGTTTATTTCTTACTTCTTGTCCGTCACAGCGATGAAGTTATTATCCAAGCACCACTTAGTAAACTTGGCGTTACTCATTACCTCGTCACGCTTGGCGTAGTTGTTCTTACGTACCTGCATAGCGAACATAACCTGTAACTCACGTGGCAGACGCGCAAGGTAGTCCATCCATGAGTCCATCCAGTTACGCTCGATACATGACAACGTGCGATAGACGACCATACTACAAGCGACCGGTGCAGTCGGCACATCAGCAGTAAGCGGTGACTTCTTAATAGAATCTAAGCTAGGTAACTGATCCCCAACTGCAACGAACGCAGCCAATTCAGCAGCAGCCTTGTTACCGATAGTACCGATCAATGCAGATGTCAACTCATGCGTAGACAACTCACTACGTACCTTCAACCAATCACTTGCTGCATGACATGAACGCCATGTAAAGAACGCCTCACGACCCTTGTCTTTCGGGTGATAGATGTACTCGTTTGTTTTAGGATCATCTACCTCGTCGAACTTAGCAGCCAAGTCCTTCTTGTAACGATCATCCAATACGAACGCAATCATTACTGGATCAATACCCTGCGGTATAGCAAAGTTCTCGACCCACTCTTCGGTTGTGCTGTTACGCATACGGAATATAGTCATACGATTACGCGCATGTGGTGGCAACAGATCACCCACACCCTCTGCACCTAGATTAGTAGTGGCAAAGATTATGCTGTCAGGATGTAGCTTGTAACCTGCGAACTCACGCTCTAACATGAAGCGCAACAGTGCATTCTTTACTGAGTTGTTAGCCTTACCGAACTCGTCGATCATTACGATCACAGGCTTACCCAAGTGAATACCCAACTCCTCATGTGGTATGAAGCGCACACACCCATCACGATCAACGTGCTGTAACACAGGCAACGCCATGTCACCCAAGTCCTTAGTTGTGCAGTCAAAGTACACAGTAGTATGTGTAGGTAGGCGTTCGCCCAACATCTTTAGGATCGATGACTTACCTGACCCCATGTGACCCTGCACTAGGGTAGTACGACCACGATTAGCCAACATCAGGTTGACGCATTGGTTGATTGATACTTCGTAAAGTTTTGATACGTTTGATCCGTTTGACATTTTATTCACCTATAAAGTTGTTAAGATTAAATTTACTACGAGTCTACATATAGTGGTACTACAGGACACGAACCCATGTTGTTTATAAACATCTTATACCGTGGTATAAGTCCGGCGAGTTCGAATCCCGTTTTACCACACACCTACCTACCACTTCATATTGGACAATACCGCATCGACTTTACGCTTAGTCTCGGCGCGGAAATCATCGTCCTCACGCAACGCCTCAGGAGACACGCCGTACATAGCATCCTCCAACGCGACCCGCATGTTGTCCATCTTTACATCGTTGGTTATGTTGAACTTGATAAGCAGACCCATCATGTCCTTGACGTTATCAACTAGGCTGTCCCTGAATATCTTACGTGTTGCCTTGTCTTCCTTATCTGGGTAGTCTAGCTTCTCGCTCATGTGACGTAATGAATCATACGTACGTTGCCACACGTCATTCATCGCGTTTGTTAGCTGTTGCGTGTAGTGCTGTTGGTACTGCGACTGCAAGTACTGGGCTGCGTCCTGTCCGATATTCAACCTAAAGTCCCCCGCATCTGGGATGATCTGGTACGCATACCTGAACTTGAACTTACCTGCCAGTACATCTGCAAGCGGATAGTCATCAGTGCTAAACAAGTTACCTAGCTTTAGCTGCGCCTCACCCTGCGCCCATTGGTACGCTGTCAGAAAGTCGTTCGTTAGCTTGTGGAACTCTTGTTCGAGACGTGTTATCTCGTTGTGGTAGTCCATGTATGCAGACGTTGGCAGCAAGCGCATCCCCATATCCGACCAAGGCATAGTGCTGTGGTAGTGGAATGTACGTACGTTGCCTGCAAACTTGTGAAGCGCATCCAATTCGGCGCAGTCACCCAATAGCTTCTTGTGGAATGACCCTGCTCTGTCATCAGCGCCGTTGGCTTGTGTTGTTTCCTTCGTTGCCCGCTTGTCTAGCTTGCGACCTGTCCATGTACTGATTGATAGCTCCACGAACATTGCGCTACTAGCGATTGAAGGTACGGACTGCACCTCTGGTGTTGCGAGAGTCATTTGCATTAATGTGTTTTGCATTTTGTTCACCTATAAGTTGTACTGCTGTTGGATTTTCTTATACCGTGGTATAAGGTTTGGTTACTGCACCTGCTCACTACGCTTTACTACTATAAGACATATTATAACACGATCTGCTATCAAAGTCAAGTATTTGGTAGTTTGTTATTCATTTCATGCCTCCTTCAATTTAACTTCGGGGTGCGTGACAGTATTGAATTCACGCTCCATTAATACGTCGCCCTCGTCATTGAATACGGTGATCTGTATCCACCCTTGTTTTGTGTTCTCGATCATGACGTAACCACCATCGTCACCTACGTTTATGATCACACCATCGTGTGTCCAATGCTTCTCTACTGTTAATAAGCTCATGTTGTCCTCTTTGGGTTTGTGCCGATTAAATCGGCGGGGTTATAAATGTACTGATACGCACCTTTGCTGTACGGAATCTGTACCATTGACGCTTTACGCTTACTCTCTTTCTTTGCCCGTACCTCGCCGCATTGCAAACACGTGATACGTTGTTGTTCTTTGACGCACCACTTCGCCCGTGCTGCTGGTACTTGCTCCCACAAGCAATCAACACATATATATTTAGCCATTACTCACCTCGGTACTTCGCTGCTGCTACGTTTACTTCCGCTTGCTTGGCTTCGATGCTTTGAAGTTCTTGCCACGCCCACATGTACTCTTCACGTGTGGTGTTCGGGTTGTTGATAATGCGCTTTAAGTATGCTGCGTAGTTCATAATTTCCGCTCCTTAGTAACGAAGTCCAGTATTCACATCAATCAATCCAGTTAAGTCTGTGTTGTGCAAGGGTTTTGCTGCATCGCTTACGGCATTGGCAAACTCTAAGTCTGTGATAATCCCGCTACCATGCTGTGCTACTAAGTTGGCAATGGTTTCGTGTAGTTGCTGCATTCTTTCTTGGTTCATAAGTCACCTCGTTAGTTATGTGATTTACTTATACTAGAGTATAAGTGAAATATAATGCAGTTGCTTTATTGCTACGCTTTCCCACGTAACAGTATATATTATAACACAATATGACGTCAAAGTCAAGTATTTGGCATCGCTTGTTACCGTATGATAATGTTCGTAAAGTTCTTTTTTTGATTTAAATTTTCAACGTGTTTGTCACGTGTTGAATGTTCTTAAAGTTATTTAGTGTTCGGTTTGTAAAAGTGATGTAAGTCTTTGAATATAAAGGTAAGATCGTAAAGTTCTTAAAGTTCGGTTCGAAAAAAGGGTTGGCGAGCCGATTTAGCTAAGTTGAGGTACAACTCCGCGAGGAGGTCAGAAAAGACAGGGAAATTTAGATTCTGGACACAACTATGTAAAAAAGACCGAACTTTCGAACATTATGATTTTTGTGAAGGTTTGATACATTTTGATAGGCAAGAAAGAGCGTTAGATACCAATAGATAACGTCAGATACAACGCATTACCACGCATTGATAATGTTCGGTTTTTTTTAGGCAAAACCGAACTTTTAAGAACTTTACGAACAAACAACATTCCATATCGACAACCTTTGTTATTTGTTCGTAAAGTTCTTTTTTTGATTTAAATTTTAAACTACTTATACTGTGGTATAAGAAAACAAAAAGATATCATTGTTGAAATAAAAAAAAGAACTTTACGAACAAATAACGTTCTACGCCACGCTGCTTTGGTTACTGGCATCAAGAGATATGCGTTTCAGTTATATCATGGGCTGTGCGCCACGCTGCTTGAGTTACTGGTATCGGGACTTATACTGCGGTATAAGAAAATAAAGAGAGGTTATATTGAGCCACGCATTACGCTGTACGCCACGCTGCTTTGGTTACTGGCATCAAGAGGGCGAAAAAAAACCCCGCTTTCGCAGGGTTTTTAAATTAAATAGATAACAGCAAAAAGAGAAAACCCCAGACGACTAAGCCGATTGCAATGGCGAGTAGCATTTCACGAAAACTTATCGGGTCATTATCGTTAAACATATATCACCTCAAAAGAAGCCCCCCTTTCGGGGGGCAGGTTGATTAAACAGCGGGGGTTAACGTCTTGACCTGTTTTAGTAACTTGACGCACTCAGTTACGTCAAAAGCAGGTTTGTCTAAGTTTTGGTACTTGCCAATTATTTCGTCAAGCTGTTTTTGCAGCTTTTGTGCGTCAGTCTTAGGTGTTCTTGGCTCGATCAATCCGGCTTCGACAAGTTCTTCATGCTCGCGCTCTGCGATTTTCTTTTCAAAGCTGCTCATGTACTTGCCAAGCTTTTGCTGTACTTTGAACTTAAAGAACTTATCCTGCTCACTAAGTGTCTTAGTCTCTTTTTCCAGTAAGGCTTGCTCATTCTTAGGAAAAGCCGGAATAATGACAGCTTCCTTGATCTGACCACGTAACGCATCATTCTCTGTGCAAGCTTTACCGTCATCGCCCTTAGCACGAAGAGTCAGAGTCCGGACACCATCCGCCCACATTAGATCGACGAACTTTTCAAGCTTACTTTGAGCCTTACCATCGGCTGAAACATAATCCAGACCGGCGCGGATCGAATCCGCAGAGAGAATTACTTTTTTCATAAATCACCTCGAAAGATAATGTCGGGTAAACGAATTTGTTTACTTGCGACAGTTCCTATTGTACAGGTTTGGCATAGGATGTCAAGGGAAAATAAAGTTTAATAGCGGATGATAGCGTTTATTTTTCTTATACTAGAGTATAAGTTTATTTTTTAACTAGGTTGACCCTACCTATACCCATACCCCCCTAACAGGCTAAGGGACTCCGGCATGGTACTAGGTTGCTATTCCGCACAAACGATATGGCCCCCCAACTTTATATATACAAATTGACAACACCCCACCCCCCTCAATATAGAAACACCCCCCTTACCTTTTTTAGTACCCCCCATTGCAAATTTTATTTTTTGTGTTACATTCGGGCCTTCAACACAGCCTGTTGTGTTTGCGACATGATCATTTGTACTCCTGACATCGGCATCGAGATGCCTCCTAACACCTTGCCTTACGCGGAACTTAAAGAGCGGGCGGCTGCTGCATGTGGAACTATAGAAGTATTAAAAGAACACGGCCTACCTGAAGAGGTACTGGAACCCGATGCAGAAGACAAGGCACGGATAGCCACAATCGTTAACTCGTTTGCAGAAGACGAAGCCAAAACAAATGAGATACTAACCACAGCAAGGTTTTCTAATCTGCCTCCAGCCGTTCTAATCGGCGTACATGACACCCTAAAAGATTTTAGCCACGCCGTAGTTAAGCAAGCGACCCAGATACGACACCTTGTAACTAACAAACTCATATTAGAAACAAATAACCCTGATCCCCGGGTACGTATCAAAGCGTTGGAACTACTTGGTAAGATTTCCGATGTAGGTTTGTTTACAGACCGCTCAGAAGTAACGGTTACACATCGATCCACAGATGATCTCAAGTCGAATCTGCAAGAAAAGTTAGCTCTGTTACGTAAAAAAGCGCAAGAGATTGATGTTACCGACGCAGATATGCAAGAGTTGGGCGTAAAAACGGTAGATACGGAGTCAGAACAGTGAGTATTCACCTAGAAGATGATGATATTGACCTGCTTTTGCAGAATATTGACGCATTTGACGCTTCAGAACAGGAAGAAATACTCGAAATAACCGAAGTTTTGGCTGAAAGAAGGCGATCTGAAGCCGCTAGGAATGATTTAATCGAGTTTTGTAAGGCTATGCAGCCTGATTATAAGGTTGGTAAACACCACAAGATACTAGCAAACCTGTTAATGGACATTGCCGAGGGTAAAAAAGACCGTATTTGTGTCAATATGCCCCCTAGACATGGCAAATCCCAGCTTGTTTCTATCTATTTCCCAGCGTGGTTTATCGGCAGGTACCCTAATAAGAAGGTACTTATGGTGTCACACACCACAGATTTGGCGGTGGATTTTGGTCGGAAAGTGAGGAATTTAATTGACTCTGAACCGTACAGAAAAATTTTCCCAACCGTCTATCTTGCGGCTGACTCAAAAAGTGCGGGACGATGGAACACTAACGCCGGAGGAGAGTATTTTGCTTGCGGTGTTGGGTCGGCACTTGCTGGCAGAGGCGCGGATTTACTACTCGTCGATGATCCACACAATGAACAAGACATTATCAACGGAAACTTTGATGTCTTTGATAAAGCGTACGAATGGTTTACCTACGGCGCTAGAACTCGTCTCATGCCCGGAGGCCGGGTGGCGATTATACAAACCCGATGGCATCTTGATGATCTAACGGGGCGCGTACTAAAGGACATGAACAACGAGAACGCTGACCAGTACAACGTGGTCGAGTTCCCAGCAATACTAGATGTACAAGATAAAGAGACAGGTGAGATTACTGAAAAGGCGTTATGGCCTGAGTTTTTTGACATCCCCGCACTGCTCCGAACTAAAGCGTCTATGCCGGTGTTCCAGTGGAACGCTCAGTACCAGCAGAATCCGACAGCCGAGGAAGCGGCGTTAGTAAAACGGGAATGGTGGCAGGTTTGGGAAAATGATACCCCGCCGGTGTGTGAATATATTATCATGTCATTAGATGCTGCTGCCGAGTCACATAATAGAGCAGACTTTACAGCGTTAACAACGTGGGGTGTGTTCATGAACGATGAGGCCAAGGCATACCACATTATCCTCTTAAACTCGATCAAAAAACGCCTAGAGTTTCCTGAACTTAAAACGTTAGCATTAGCGGAGTACGAAGAGTGGGAGCCAGATGCATTTATTGTCGAGAAGAAAAGTGCCGGGACACAACTATACCAAGAGATGCGAAGGATGGGAGTTCCGGTGCAAGAGTTTACTCCACACCGCGGTACGGGCGACAAGATGGCGCGACTGAACTCCGTTGCAGATATTGTGAAGTCGGGATTGTGCTGGGTACCCGAGACACGTTGGGCAGAAGAGGTGGTTGAAGAGATTGCCGGGTTTCCGTTTGTATCTAACGATGACTTAGTTGACTCGACCGTCATGGCCTTAATGAGATTTAGAAACGGCGGGTTTATCCGCTTGCCTTCTGATGAACCTGAGGATGTTAAATATTTTAAAGGCCGCCGACGCGGTGGATACTACTAAGGATTAAGGAGCCGGTATGGCGTCTAACAGTATAAGCAAGTCTATATATGCAGCCCCACAAGGTATAGCGCAAGAAGGTGGAGCAAGCATTGATATTATGATCGAAGGCGGGTCACCCGAACTAACATTTAACGATGACGGTACAGTCGATGTGGTGTTAGAAAAAGAAACAAAGTCAAAAACAAGCTCCCGCGATAATTTTGACGAAAATCTGGCAGAAGTGCTGGACGAAGGTACGTTAACTGAACTTGCTAGTGAGTTGATTGAGTATATAGATGCAGATATTAGCTCCCGTAAAGATTGGGCGGATACGTATGTTAAAGGCTTAGAAGTACTTGGGTTTAGGTACGAAGAGCGTACGGAGCCGTGGGATGATGCTTGCGGTGTGTACTCTACAGTTTTAGCAGAAGCGGCAATTCGTTTCCAAGCCGAAACAATGTCGGAGACGTTCCCTGCTGGTGGCCCTGTTAAGACAAAGATTGTCGGAGCAATCGACAAGATAAAAGAAGACGCAGCCAAACGAGTTCAGAATGATATGAACTACAAGCTGACTGAACAGATGGTGGAGTACCGTTCAGAGCACGAGCGCATGTTGTACTCGCTAGGTTTGGCAGGTTCGGCGTTTAAGAAAGTCTACTACGACCCTAATATTGGGCGTCAAGTATCTATTTATATTTCCGCTGAAGACGTGATTGTACCCTACGGCGCATCGCATATTGAGTTTGCCGAGCGTGTAACGCATGTCATGCGTAAGACTAAGAATGAGTTAAAGAAGCTACAAGTAGCGGGCTTTTATTGTGATGTTGATTTGGGCGAGCCTGAGTCGTTTCCTACAGACATCGAGAAGAAAAAAGCAGAAGACGCTGGGTACTCTATAACTGACGACGACAGGTACACAGTCTACGAGGTTCATGCCGATTTAATTATTGATGGCGCAGAAGATGAAGAAGATGAGATTGCGCGTCCGTACGTTGTAACTATTGAGCGTGGCACGTCGAAAATTTTGGCTATTCGTCGTAACTGGGAAGAAAACGACGAGCTACATTTAAAGCGTAACCACTTTGTCCACTATGTCTATATTCCGGGTTTTGGATTTTATGGACTTGGCCTGATACATATCATCGGCGGGTATGCTCGTGCGGGTACAAGTATTATTAGGCAGCTTGTGGATGCAGGTACGTTGGCTAACCTCCCCGGTGGACTAAAGAGTAGAGGGTTACGTATTAAAGGGGACGACACCCCGATTGGCCCCGGCGAGTTTAAAGACGTAGACGTACCGAGTGGTGCGATTAAAGACAACATCATGCTGTTGCCGTACAAAGAACCGTCACAGGTTCTGGCAGCGTTGCTACAAACTATTACTGAAGAAGGTCGTAGGTTAGGCGCAATCAGTGATATGAATATTAGCGACATGTCAGCGCAAGCTCCAGTAGGTACAACGTTGGCGCTTTTGGAGCGTACATTAAAGCCGATGGCAGCGGTTCAGGCGCGAGTCCACTTTGCAATGAAGATGGAGTTCAAGCTACTAAAAGAAATCATCCGTGATTACACACCGTCAGAGTATTCATACGAGCCAGATGTAGACGAGACACGCCGCGTTAAGCAAGCTGACTATGACATGGTAGAAGTAATTCCAGTGTCTGATCCTAATGCCAGCACTATGGCGCAGCGTATTGTTACGTACCAAGCAGCGTTCCAAATGTCACAGTCTGCCCCACAGATTTATGACTTGCCGTACCTACACAAAGAGATGTTGGAAGTCTTGGGGCTAAAGAATATCGACAAGATTATACCGACTGCGGAAGATCAGAAGCCACGTGACCCGATTAGCGAGAACATGTCGATTCTTGTGGGTAAACCGGTTAAAGCGTTCTTGTACCAAGACCACGAAGCACATATTGCTACCCACGTATCGATGATGCAAGACCCGGCGTTGATGCAGCTTATGGGGCAAAACCCACAGGCACAGGGGCTAATAGCTGCGGCGCAAGCGCATATTTCAGAGCATTTAGCGTTCTCGTACCGTAAGAAAATCGAAGAGCAGTTGGGCGTTTCACTCCCCGCAGTAGACGAAGAAATGTCGGAAGAAATTGAAATCCAAGTATCTCAGTTGGTCGCACAAGCAGCTAAACAACTGACTCAACAGCATATGCAGGAAGCTGCACAGCAGCAAGCACAACAGCAACAGCAAGACCCAATAGTGCAGATGCAGCAAGCTGAGTTGCAGTTAAAGCAGCAGGAGATTCAGCGTAAAGCTGCTAAAGACCAAGCTGACGCGCAGTACAAACAGCAGTCACTTGTAATTGCAAAAGAACGTGCCGATGCTGAAGTTATGCGTAATCAAGCGTTGGTACAACAGCAAGCCGCGCAATCGCAACAAAAAACCCAAGCCGATATGGTGAAAACATTTATGGATCACCATGCTAAAACAAACAAACCTACGGGTAAATAAGTGAATACAACAGTTACCCCACCTTTAGTATCGTTAATAGTGCCCGCGTATAACTCTGCGGCGTTTATACAAGAAGCAATTGAAAGTGTACGCGCCCAGAGTTACCCGTATTGGGAACTTATTATTGTAGATGATTGTTCTACAGATGATACATATAAGCTGGCGGCTAACGTTGCTAAGTTTGATCACCGCGTTAAAGTGTTTCGTAACGAACAAAACTTAGGCACAGCAGGAAACCGTAAAGCTGCGTTCATGCGTAGTACGGGGGAGTTTATTGCACACTTTGACAGCGACGATATTTTAGAACGCTACGCGATAGAAGAAACATTACGTGCGTTTGCTATGCGCCCAACGGTGTCTTTAATTTATAGCGACCTAGCAGACATTGATATTAATGGGCAGTTAGTCGGGTACAGAAACCATCCTCCATTTGACCCCAATAGGTTGTACGAACATGGTTGGAGGCCGTTTGGTATGTACCGACGAACAGTGATGGATAAGATCGCTGGGTATAACGATAAGCTACCCAGTTGCGAAGATGGAGATTTGTTTATGCAGATCGCAGAACATTTTGAAATTTATAAACTACCTAAAGTGCTGTATCAATATCGTGCCCACGGAAACAATACAAGCAGTAAAAACAAACAATGTAGTGAGTGTCCAGCGCGGCCCATATGTAACTATATACGAGTATGGGCAAAATCTGCCAACTATGACCCAATTACTTTTACCCCTCTTGGGAGCTAATAATGAAGACAGTATTTGATGTATTAACCATAAAAATTGACGAGTATATAAATATGACACAGCAGCACGTCATATCTGGGTCGTGTGATTTTGCTCAATACAAAGAATTGTGCGGCGTAATTCATGGTCTAGCGACCGCACGTAGAGAAGTACAAGACCTTGCTAAAAATATGGAAGACCACGATGACTGAACTACGTATTGTTACTGCGGATGGAGAGACTTCAATTTTGCCAGAAACGGCGGAAGAGAAAGCGAAACAACTGCCAAACCCTGTTGGATACAAAATTCTATGCGCCCTACCGGACATTGAAGAAAAGTACGACAGTGGGCTGATTAAAGCAGATACAACCAAGAAACACGAGGAAATATTGGCGACGGTGTATTTCGTCGTATCTCTTGGCCCTGATTGCTATACCGATAAAGAACGCTACCCTACCGGCCCGTGGTGTAAAGCTGGAGATTTTATTTTGGTACGCCCACATACGGGTACACGGATAAAGATTCATGGGAAAGAGTTCCGCATGATCAACGAAGATAGCGTTGACGGTGTAGTTGAAGACCCCCGTGGCATTTCACGTGCATAAGGAGATATAAATGGCGATGGAAAAAGTAGTATTTGAGTTCCCCGAACCAGAACCGGAACCAAGCGGTGACGAAAAACCAATGAAGGTGAAGTTGGATGATGATGGTGGGGAAATTGAAGTTAACGTCGAGGTAGTAGACGATACACCTCCTGAAGACCGTAACCGTAAACCCGCTGACCCCCCTGCCGATGTAACCGATGAAGAGTTGCAAGACTACTCGGAAAAGGTACGTAAGCGTATCCAGCACTTCAGTAAAGGGTACCACGATGAACGTCGTGGGAAAGAAAAAGCTGAACGGGAACGCGAAGAAGCTCTGCGAGTGGCGCAAGCCATTGCCGAAGAAAACAACCGGCTAAAAGAAACTGTCCACAAAAACCAAGAAATTTTGCTGGAACAAGCTAAGAAGGAAGCGCAAGCTGAACTGGAAAGCTATAAGTTAAATTTTAAGCAAGCATACGAGTCTGGAGACCCAGACGCTATCGTAAATGCCCAAGAAATGCTGACTTCCGCCAAGATGAAGTCCGAAAGAGTAAACAATTTTAAATTTACTCCTTTACAAGACGACGAAAACTTGGTAAAAGGTGCGGTTAATAACGTAGAACAAGTTGTAGATTACAAAGCACGGGATTGGCAGAAACAAAACCCGTGGTTTGGACCCGACGACGAAATGACAAGTTTTGCACTGGGTCTGCACCAAAAACTGGTAAAACAGGGAATCGACCCAAAAAGTAACGATTACTACGAGAAAATTAATTCTCGTATGCGCCAAGTCTTTCCAGAGCGATTTGAGGAAGACCCAGAGCCGGTACGAACCCGGACTAAATCAAATGTAGTAGCTCCTGCTACCCGCAGCGTCGCTCCGAAAAAAATCACGCTGACACAAACACAGGTAGCTATTGCTAAACGACTCGGAGTTCCTTTGGAACTCTACGCCAAACAGGTTGCAGAAGAAATGAGGAAACAAAATGGCTGAAAATAAATTACCCCGCGAAGCACAAACCCGTGAAACCCAAGTTCGCACCCGTTCATGGAAACGTCCAGAAACATTGCCGGTACCAAATCCTGAACCGGGTTTTAAATTTCACTGGGTACGTATAAGTACGCGTGGTGAGATGGATGCCACAAACGTTACTTCGAAATTTAGAGAAGGATGGGAACCTGTTAAAGCCTCAGATCACCCAGAAATCCACGTGTTCCACGCCGAGAATGATCGGTTTAAGGACAATATTGTGATTGGCGGACTGATGCTTTGTAAATCCCCAGAAGAATTTGTTGAAGAGCGTAATGCGTATTTCCGCCAACAAGCGGACGCGCAGATGAACTCGGTAGACAACAACCTTATGCGCGAAAACGACCCACGTATGCCTCTATTTACGGAGCGCAAAACCCGGGTATCTTTCGGCTCTAGTTCTTAATTATTAGGAGTTTTTTATGGCTTACCCTACTGTAAGTAGTCCTTACGGTTTCCAGCCGATCAATCGTATCGGTGGTGTTCCGTACGCGGGTTCTACCCGTCTAATCCCAGTTGTTGCTTCAAGCGCTGTTTATGACGGCGATCTGTTGGAGTTGACCTCTGCTGGTCTGTGCCAAGTAGTTGCAAGTGGTTCCGCAGCTTCCCAAGCAGTCGGCGTATGCGTTGGTGTTCAGTACACTAATTCACTGGGTCAAACTGTACAAGCACAATACGCTCCATCATCGGGTGTAACTAACGTGTTTGCTTATGTTGTTGACGATCCAACCATGTTGTTTAAAGTCGCAATGGTATCTTCGGGTACTACAATTGCTGGCCTTGGTCGTACCGCGGTTGGTCAAAATAGCTCGGTAATCTTGAACTCTGGTAATGCTAACACCGGCGATTCAAAACAAGCTATTTCCAGCACCACCAATACGACTAACACATTGCCGATTCGTATCATTGATGTAATCTCTGAAACGGCAACTGGTTCGGATACGTATGTTGAATTTGTCGTTAAAATCAACACGCATTCGTATAACAACACCACCGGTGTATAAGGAGTTTAACAAATGGCTATTTCACGCGCACAACTACTAAAAGAACTCCTGCCGGGTCTTAACGCCCTGTTTGGTATGGAGTACAAACGCTACGGCGAAGAACACAAGGAGATTTACGAAACTGAAACCTCCGAGCGTTCTTTCGAAGAAGAAACGAAACTTTCAGGTTTCAGCGCCGCACCTGTCAAGAACGAAGGTAGTGCAATTCGTTATGACAACGGTCAAGAAGCTTGGACTGCTCGTTACAACCACGAAACAATCGCTATGGGCTTTTCGTTGACCGAAGAGGCAATGGAAGATAACCTGTACGACTCACTGTCACAGCGTTACACCAAAGCTCTCGCTCGCGCTATGGCGTACACCAAGCAAGTTAAAGCCGCTGCAATTTTGAACAACGGTTTTTCTGGTGGCCCAACTTACGGCGACGGTCAAGTTTTGTTCTCGACTGCTCACCCTCTGGTGTCTGGCGGTACTAACAGCAACACTTTCACTGTTCAAGCCGATTTGAATGAAACTTCTTTGGAAGCTGCTGTTATTCAGATCGCTGGTTGGACAGACGAACGTGGTCTGTTGATTGCTGCTAAACCTCGTAAATTGATTGTTCCACCTGCTCTGATGTTCGTTGCTACACGTCTGCTCGAAACTGAACTGCGTGTTGGTACAAACGACAACGACATCAACGCAATCAAGAACAACGGTGCGATCCCAGAAGGTTACACTGTCAACCACTACTTGACAGATACTAACGCTTGGTTCTTGACCACTGACGTTCCAAACGGCTTGAAGCACTTTGTCCGTACTCCTTTGTCTCAGTCGATGGACGCAGACTTTGATACTGGCAACAGCCGCTATAAAGCACGTGAGCGTTATTCGTTCGGTGTATCTGATCCACTAGGCGCTTTCGCTTCACAAGGCGCTTAATTCCCAATCGGGTTTAATCAGGTATTTAAACGGGGCTTCGGCCCCGTTTTTTACCGCTCGGTAAATTTTTACAAAAGGTCGGTACTTATGGATAACTTTATACAAAAACAAATTGAAGCGTCAGAGCGTTTGTACAACATAATGCTGGCAGACCACAAAGCAAGGTTTGAAAAAATTGCAGAAGTTTATGATTTAAGCGCAAGTTTGCAGAAAAAACTAAACGAACGCGACGAAGAAATACGTAAACTAAAACGCCAATTGCTCGCTTATGAGTCAATAGAGCGCATGTGATTCGTTAATAGCCCAAATTCAGCCGTTTTTGATTTTGTCATAATCATGGTGTAGGATAGTTTTTGCGGCCTGTGGAGGTTGCTAATTTGACTACGGAGCTTATCATGATTGCATCTATTACTTTGTTGGTTAATGTTGAAGATTTGTTGGACGCGCTGGACTTGGAAGTTGTTGAAGAGTTGGACGAAGAGTATGACGTTGAGTTCGATGTTGACGAAGACGGTACTGTTTGGTTCTACGATGAAGAAATCGATGCTTCGTTCTACTTTGACGAAGACTTAGAAGATTGGGCTGAAGTTGACGAAGACGGCATCGTTTGGTACGTTGATGCAGAAGAAAACGTCTATGTGTACGACGACTTTATCGAGCACGACTGGGTTTTGTACCAAGACGACGAAGTAGAGTATTAATTAGAAGGGGCTTCGGCCCCTTTTTTCTTTTCTAGGTGTTCATTATGGTGGTGTATTCGGTGACAATTTGCACACAATACTAAACACTTTTTTATTTCTTCCGCCGCCCGTTTGTAAGCTTTATTAGTTAATAATTTATGAACCTTGCGGTTATCTGGGTGCTTTTCAATATGGTGGAAATCTAGGGTAGCTGGGTGGTTTTGTCCACACTGTACACACGATAGCGTACTTTTAAACTCCTTCCACCTTTCTTTTGCCGCTAATTTACTTTCCCGCGCTTTCTTTTGCCGCTCCTCTTTATTACGCGCATACCCTGCACGGTTGGAGGCGTTTTGTTCTTTTTTGTTTTTGTAGGGCATAGTACGCAGATTGTACTTGCTTTCTAAAATAAATGTGTTATAAAGGGAACATTCCGGGAGCACCCGGTGTGGCAGACAGTCCCGGCTGACTTCATGCAGACTGCCAACACCTAACCGCATGAGGAAAAATTTATTATGGCACTATCTACCACCCAAAGTATTTGGCGTTCGGGCGGCGGCGATAACACCCGCACCGCGTATTGTGGCACCGGCGTTATGGTTGCTGAGTTTTACTTTTTGGCAACTCAAGCTTCAGGCAACGCTAAAGTCTCTTCCGCTGCTAACGCAGCAAACGTTATTCTCCCCGCTAACGCAGTTATTTTGCAAATCAACGTTAACGCCGCAGGTACTGGCGGCACTACTCCAACGTTCGATATGGGTTTTACGCTTTACACCACCGGTACTGCTTCGCCACAAGCCCTACTGAATGAGTCGGATGCTGATGCTGGTAAGCAAGTCCTAGATTGGGCTTCGGCTACTGCGGGCACTTCGCTTAACGCTGTTATGTCGGCAACTGAGCTAGTGTATATCACTGGTCGTGCAGGGGCTTCGGCAGCTACTGGCGGTAATATTAGCGGTGAAATCATATACTACGTTACCGACCCGTTGCTAGGCCAGCAGAACGACTAATTGAGGAGTCTGTTATGGCAAATATTGGAACTTGGCGTTCTATAACCCAAGTGGGTACATACGAGCCGTTTGACTTGCAAGTATCTCGTGGGCAGATACAAGGGCATTCAATCGTTACGGTTTCTGGGTATAACTCGGATGTTGATACTGCATGGGAGATGATTACCCCTGTGGGGGACTTGTCTTATCCTGCTGCTGCGTTGCAGATGACTGTGAGTTCATCTAGCGCAAACGATACGTCGGCAGGTACTGGCGCAAGAACGGTGTTAATTACTGGTCTGGATGCAGACTACAATGTGATTAGCGAGAGTGTAACTCTCAACGGTCAAACCGCAGTAACCACCACAAATTCATTTTTACGCATTAACAATATGTTGGTGACAACCGCAGGTACTGGATTGGCAAATGCGGGCATCATTTATATTGGAAGTGGTACCGTGACTTCTGGTGTTCCGGCAACTATTTATAATGTGATTTCTGTCGGCTACAACAACGCAACATCAAGTCAATACACCATCCCTGCTGGCTATACTGGGTATTTGGTTACTGCACGAATTGGTTTAGCGCAAGATACTGGAACTAGTTTAATTACCGCAAGGACTCGTTTTGTTGGAACCAACGGAATTGCTCTCACCGGGCCGTTGATTGTTACCAACAACAACATTTCAACCCAACCGTTTCCTTACCCTATTGCAATTGCCGAAAAGACTCGCGTTCAAGGTGAAGCAATTGGTGGTGCGGCAAATAACGAGGCAGCGGGGTTTTTTGAGATTGTTCTAATCAAAAACTTTATAACGAGCTAACATGGCTAAGAAAAACCCCTCCCTCGCAGTTGGTCGTGGCGAAAAGCTTCCGGTTTCTAAAGGGGCGGGGCTTACTGCCAAAGGTCGTGCCAAGTACAATAAAGCAACTGGGTCTAACCTAAAGGCTCCACAGCCCGAAGGTGGCCCACGTAAGAAATCATTTTGTGCTCGTATGTCTGGTATGCCCGGCCCCATGAAAGACGAGAACGGTAAACCTACACGCAAAGCGGCATCTTTAAAACGATGGAAGTGCTAACATGAATGAGAATACACAAGCTGTGAAATATACGATTGATACCATATCGGTCTTTACAGTTATTGGCACTTTGATGGACATATTGCCGCCAGTAGCGGCTTTGCTGACTATTGTTTGGACGTGTATAAATATTTATGAATCTAGTACCTTCCAAAAGTTTTTAGGAAGATTTAAAAAAGTAAAGGACGAGTCATGAACCGTAAAGCTAAACGTTACGCCGTAGGCGGTATGACGGATGAAGAAGGAAAAAAAGAAATTGTTACTAGGTTCGGTAAAACCCCGGGCGGTGAAGATACATTTGAGCGCGACCGCGAAGTTAAACGCGACGAGTCAGAGTCTGAGTCAAAATCAGAATCCTCACCAGCGCCAAAAAAAGCAAATGTTACTAAAGAACAGCTTGAGAAATCTGGTCTTAGCCTACGCGACTATTTAAACAAACAGCGCGGCCTTACTCGTCGTGGTGGCGAAGCACCTAAACCTAAAACCGAAACCAAAACTGAAACCAAAACCGAAACTAAAGTAGCGCCAACACAATCTTCTGGGATGGGGCCAAAGAATACGTTCCTAACTAAAGAGCGTTCTGATGCCGCGCAAAAGTCGATGGGTAAAGGTTTTAGCATGGGCTTGTTTGAGCGTGGTGATCTAGGTATTGGCAACAAGAAAAAAGAAGAAGAGAAGCCCGCTAATATAGGTAATCAAAGTTTTGTAACACCGAAAGAAGGACGTGGTCTAATTCCTTATGAAAAAACCAAGTCAATTGAAGAGCGGGCGCGTATGCTTGGTAGAGATGAAAAAACAATTAAGCAAGATGAAGAAAAATTAGCAGATACTCGTCGCCGTGCAGCAGGTAAATTCCAGAAAACCAATGAATCTGTGTACGGAATGAAAAAAGGCGGTTCGGTTTCTTCCGCTTCTAAACGCGCAGATGGCATTGCCCAAAAGGGTAAAACAAAAGGCAAAATGTGCTAATGTTTTAAAAGGACAAGGTTTATGGTAACCCCTAAAGAAATGGCAGCCAGAAAAGAAGCTGCGGCGTTGAAAAAAGCGCAGGAAGTAGCTGCAAAACAAGCGGCAGCAGCACGTGCGTTGGAAGCAAAAAAGCAAGCGGCAATGGCGGCGGCAGCGGCAAAGGCAGCGGCGGCAAAAAAACCTCCAGTACCACCTAAACCTCCTGTGCAGCCAAAACCTCCAGTACCACCCAAACCTGTGCCTATACCACCCACACCCCCTGTGCAGCCACCCACACCTCCAGTGACGCCCAAACCGCCACCTGAACCGGTTTACGAGGGGCCGGGATTTAACCCCCCAACAACACGCAAAACGCCAGCAATTGGGTTAGAAGAACAAAATCGTCTTATGGGGGTGCTTGCAAAACCGCAGGGCATGAAAAAAGGTGGTAAAGTTTCTTCCGCTTCTAGCCGTGGTGATGGTTGTGCTCAACGCGGTAAAACAAAAGGTAGGATGTACTAATGCCAGCCGTTAGTAAAAAGCAAGAAAAGTTTATGCAAGCGGTTGCTCACAACCCGAAGTTTGCCAAAGCAGCAGGAGTTCCACAATCCGTGGGTAAAGAGTTCACTAAATCTGGAGGCGGTATGGCTGAGTCAAAGAAGATGGTTAAGAAAGAAGTTGCATTCATGCAGAAAAAAGGCGCACCAAAGTCCATGATCAAGCATGAGATGGCGGAAGCTGGCATGAAAAAAAGCGGTATGGGTAAGACAAAAAAGATGCGTTCTGGTGGTCTAGCCGCGGGACATAAGTCTGCCGATGGTATCGCTCGTAAAGGTAAGACTAAAGGTAAAGACGTTAAGATGACAAAAGGCGGGTATTGCTAATGCGAGCCTCACGCGGGATGGGGGATATAAACCCCAAGAAAATGCCTAAGACCACGGTAAAACGTGATGGCAACGAACCCGTTAAGCTGTACAAAAAGGGCGGCGGGGTTAATGCCGCTGGTAACTACACCAAACCCGGGATGCGTAAAGCTATGTTTGAAAGCATTAAAGCCCGCGCAGTTCAGGGTACAGGTGCAGGTCAGTGGTCAGCGCGTAAAGCTCAGTTGCTTGCAAAGAACTATAAGGCCAAGGGCGGTGGGTATAAAAATTGAAAGCCCCACAACAGTCGCTTAAAAATTGGGGAGACCAGAAATGGCGAACCAAAAGTGGGAAGCCCTCGTCAAAAACGGGGGAGCGTTACCTTCCGGAAAAAGCAATTAAGGCATTAAGCTCCGCCGAGTATGCCGCTACAACAAAGGCAAAACGCGCAGGAAAAGCAGCAGGTAAGCAGTTTGTAGCACAACCCAAAGGCATCGCAAAGAAAACGGCGGGATTTAGAAAATGACAACTACGGGCGCAACAGCATTTAATCTCGAATTTACTGAGATAGCTGAAGAAGCATTTGAACGTGCTGGGCGCGAGATGCGCTCTGGGTACGACTTACGTACTGCCCGTCGTAGTATGAACTTGATGACTATCGAATGGCAAAATCGTGGCATTAACATGTGGACGATTGAGCAAGGTACTATTAATTTGATACCGGGGGTTGTTACCTATGCCCTCCCACTCGATACAGTAGATTTGCTTGACCATGTGATTCGCACTGGACAAAATAACATTTCTACCCAAGCCGATTTGACCATTTCGCGCATCTCGGTGTCTACATACGCTACGATACCTAACAAACTAAATACTGCGCGTCCTATTCAAGTATGGGTACAGCGTATGTCGGGGCAACAAACTCCCGCTAATATTGCTACCACCGCGGCGATAAATGCTTCGGTTACATCTATTCCGGTTACTTCTGTAGTAAACCTTGCATCTTCTGGCTTTATCCAGCTAGATAACGAGATTATTTATTATAATAATTTAGACGTTGCTACTAATACTTTACAGGCTTGCCAACGCGGACAAGCAAACACTACTGCGGCGACCCATACGATAGGTACCACGGTATATATTCCTAACCCACCATGTATAACATTGTGGCCTGTACCTGATAATTCGACTCCGTATCAGTTTATTTACTGGCGTATGCGCCGCATTAAAGACGCTGGGGACGGTATTGAAACTCCAGATATGAACTTCCGTTTTCTGCCTTGTGTCACGGCGGGGCTGGCGTACCATATTGCAATGAAAATCCCAGAGGGGTTGGAGCGTTTGGATATGTTGAAAGCGGCCTACGAAGAACAGTTTAATTTATCCGCAGGGGAAGACCGAGAAAAGGCTACAGTTCGGTTTGTACCTCGTATGCTTAGAGCGCGGTAATGGGTAATAGGTTTGCGTCAGGCTATAAAAGTATCGCGGAATGCGATAGATGTGGGTTCCGTTATAAGCTGCGGGAACTGCGAAAGTTAGTCGTTAAAAACATCGTTCAGAACACCAAGGTATGCCCGCGGTGTTGGGACCCTGACCACCCACAATTAAAACTGGGTATGTACCCGGTGGACGACCCTCAAGCAGTACGGGAACCGCGTCGGGATTTGAGTTTAAACGAGTTGAATATTGGTTCAAGGGATATTCAGTGGGGCTGGAATCCGGTAGGATTTGGTAATGGTGGAGATAACCAATTAGCGATTAACAACTTGGTCGCTGTAACACAAACCGGAACTGTAACCGTGGTGGTTGGATAAATTAACTTAGGAGTAGACATGGACAAGAAACAAGTTAAGGCGATAGCCGACAAAGAAGTTAAAGTGCATGAGAAGAAAATGCACAAGATGGCTAAAGGCGGCGTAACAGGTGAAGCTATGCGTAAAGTTGGTCGCAATATGGCTCGTGCTATGAACCAAAAATCTACTGGCAGGGGTCGATAATGGCTAAGTTTTCTAAAAAGATGATGGGTAAAGAAGTTGGTGACGCCGCCGTGTACGCTGCTCCTCATACCGAAGTCCCCGCAACCGATAAGTCTGATCCACAAAACAAGAGTGCTAAACAGCTTGGCCCTCGTACAGGTGTACAGCGTGTAAGCGCGGGTGACCCCGGTGCAAATGATGTCAAAACAACCGGCATTAAGATTCGTGGTGGGGGTGCAGCAACTAAAGGTACGATGGCTCGTGGCCCTATGGCTTAAAGGTAATGTATGAACTACGCTGATCTGTGCACAAACATAGAAAGTATCTGTGAAAACAATTTCACAACGGCAGAACTCGCCATGTTTACTGAACAGGCCGAGCAAAAGATTTATAACTCTGTACAGATTCCGGCGCTACGTAAAAATGTTACTGGAACCCTGACCGTTAATAACAAGTACCTTAGTATCCCTGAAGACTATTTGTACACGTACTCGCTGGCGGTTATTGACTCCGTAGGTAAGTATAACTATCTGTTAAATAAAGACGTTAACTTTATCCGCGAAGCTTACCCAATCCCTACATCATCTGGGATACCAAAGTGCTACGCCAACTTTGATCAAAATACACTCATTCTTGGCCCTACGCCGAATCTAGCGTATTCGGTGGAATTGCACTATGGGTACTACCCCGAGTCTATTGTTACTGCGGGCACTACATGGTTAGGTAACGAGTTCGATACTATTCTTCTAAACGGTGCGTTAGTTGAAGCAATCCGGTTTATGAAGGGCGAAGCGGATATGGTGGACTTGTATCAAAAGCTGTACTTGCAAGCACTTACACTGTACAAAACAATGGGCGACGGCAAACTGCGTCAAGATGCGTATCGTTCTGGTCAGGTACGTGTCCCAGTTACCTAAGGAAATTTATGTTTACTACTCCTGTTATTCCTGAAGTTGGTAGCGTCATTGTGGAAACTACGCAACATCGTGGGTTCACTCCTGAAGAGTTGTTACCACAAGCGATGGACAAGATTATTTACGTAGGGGACAACGCGCACCCAATTATCCGTGATCAAGCAAATGTATTTAAAATGCATGTAGGCCATATAGTGTTGCACTATATGCATGAGGCTGTTCGTCAAGACCGCGCTACATTAGCTGAAAAACTACGGGCGCTAGGACACCCGGAATTAGTAACCCTTTTGGAGATTTAACATGGCATTTTCTGGCAATTATATGTGCACCTCTTTTAAGAAAGAGTTGATGCAAGCAGTACACAACTTTAACAGCGCGGGCGGCAATACGTTTAAGCTGGCTCTGTACGATAACTCGGCGTCATTTACAGCGGCTACAACTGCGTATACATCAACCAATGAAGTAGCGGCGTCGGGTTCTTATAGTGCGGGTGGTGGTGCGTTGACGAATGTTACCCCTACAAGCTCGGGTACTACGGCGTTGACCTCGTTTAGCAACCTGTCGTTTACTTCGGCAACAATCACGGCGTTTGGCGCACTAATCTACAACAGCAGTGCCGCAGGTAACCCGTCTGTTATAGTGCTGGACTTTGGTGGCGCAAAGACTTCGACCTCGGGTACGTTTACGATTATTTTCCCGACTGCCGACGCAAGCAACGCGATTATTCGTATCGCTTAAAGGAGCATCATGGCTGATGCCGTTGTAGCATTTGAAGGGTGGAATGCTTCTGGCATT